AGAATAAAAGGGGTAAAAAAGGTGTACTTAAGAGGGAATAGATAATTTTGAAAGCCTACTACGAGACTGCCGAGATCCAACTCTTTCACGGCTCATGCTTTGATGGTGTGGAGCACTTGGTTTTCCCGTGCCATTCGCTGATTATTGCCGATCCGCCCTACGAGCAAACGTCGCTTGCTTGGGATAAATGGCCGAAGCGCTGGCCTCGGATGGCGACCGGATTCCTAGCTAACTCGATGTGGTGCTTTGGATCTCTGCGAATGTTCGCGGACAAGTGGGAGGAGTTCGCAGACTGGCAACTGTCTCAAGACGTCATCTGGGAGAAGCACAACGGCTCATCGTTTCATGCGGACAGGTTCCGGCGCGTCCATGAGCAAGTGGCGCATTTCTATCGTGGACCGTGGGAGAAAATCTACAAAGACGTGCCGACAACGCCAGACGCTACCAAGCGCACGCTCCGGCGGAAGCAACGGCCTACGCACATGGGGCATATCGAGGCTGGCGCATATGCATCACAAGACGGCGGCCCACTCCTAGAGCGCAGCGTGATATTCGAGCCATCCTGCCATGGCGAGGCTGTCAACGAGACCCAAAAACCCGTGCGCATACTCGAGCGGCTAATCCATTACGGGTGCCCGCCGGACGGCGTAGTTGTAGACCTGTTCTCAGGAAGCGGTACGGCGCTCGTGGCAGCCAAGCGACTCGGACGACGCGCGGTGGGCTGGGAAATCCGCGAACAGCAATGCGAAGAGGCGGCCAAGCGTTTATCTCAGGAGGTACTCCAGTTTGGCTAAAGAAAGCACTCCCAAGCCGACGCTTCGAGAACTCCTGACTGCCAGACAGTTCCAGATTGCGAAGCTGGTGGCGGAAGGCTACTCTGACAAGCAAATCGCTGCCGAACTGGAACTTGCTCAGGGTACAGTCTCTGTCATGGTCTATGCGGCCATGGATCGGGCAGATGTGACGAAGAGAGTATTATTGGCGACCCGCTATGCTTTGGAGAAAGACCGCGGCTACTACGAGGGAACCTAGCATGGAGAACTCGCTGGTTCAGTTCAATAGCTATGATGCCGACTACGGGGATGGCCGGGGGCCGCTCACGGGAGTAGCGCGTCATGCCCAAGTTTACGCTGTAGGCGGTTTTACCTGTGACAAAGGCATTAGTTGCTTGGTGCGTGCTTTTTGGGATGCTGGGATGGAAACCCATGGCGGGTGCGAGAATTCCAATGTAGGCGAGGGGTTCCGTTCCTGGTACGTGCCTAGGGGCAAGATTATATTTTCCAGCCCCAAAGGTGTTTATCACCTGCTCGATTTTTGTTTATTCCTAAAGACAAACATGCGGGATGGAGGTTGGAGTCAACAATTGGTCTTGGACAACCATGCAATTCCGAACGATCCGTTCGCGCAAATAACCTTCACATGGAAAGCGCAGCAGGAGTTGACAGAGGTTGTGCGGGCATTGACTCGCCGTATGCGGTACGGCGATAGTGCCCGTATAAGAACCTAGGCCGCCCTCTGCATCCAGACCGAACTCTGCTCCGTCTCCCGCAAGTCCTGAAACCTCTCCGGATCCTCGAGCGCCCAAGCGATTACAGGCCGAATCTGAGGTTGGACCCCATCCAAGTACACCGTGAACCAGAACGCCACGCTACGGGAGCGGAAACGAGCGGATAAGCCATTTCGTGCGGCGTCGGACTGAAGAGTTTGAAGCCAGGTCACCACGTCGAGCATTGCGAAATCCTACCTGTTGAGATAAAAACCGTCTGTGCTGTTTTGCACAACTGTATGTATTTTTGCTATTACGTGGCATCCGGTTAATCCTGTAGTACGTAAGAGTACCCCGTACCATAGCTGTAGCCACCTTCGCGGCCGAATAGAGCGATTCCTTAGAATGGGGCTGATCCTTGGCGAAAACAGCAGTTCTCGACAGCAGCGGTCGGCTCGTAAAATGGTGTTTCAAGAAAGAAGCGATAAGGCTTCTGATAGATGGATTCGCAGAACCAATCCGACATCCTGAATTCAGAAACCCGTGTCTCCGCCTGTTTCGTGGAATGCCAAGGAAAAAACAAGCGTTGAAGAGTACGCAGGGTGAAGTCTACGAAGCTGCGGCGATTGAGAAATACCCCATCATCTTCCTCGGTGGGCTTGTAAGAACCGAAACTAAGCCGGCGAAAATCAAGGCTTTCTCCGGTGCAAAAGTCGGACATCAGCCCTAATCCCCATGAAAATTAGAGTGTTTTCAGCAGACGCAAACCCCCGCGTCGACGCTCCCCTATGTCGCAAATCTCTGTCTTATGTGAGCACGGAGATTCAAACCGGCCGTATGGTCATGCTGAATGCAAAAGAGGCTCAGTGCGTATCCCGCCGACCACTGAGCGAACTCACAGCCGAAGAATTAGTCTCTGCCGCGCACGAAACAGCCTGCAATTCAGCTATTTCCAACAAAGAGATGGAAGCCAACGCAGGCATAGCGGAGACACAGGGAGCCGTGCTACGTGCCCAGGTAAAGATCAAGGCGTGGATGTCGCCGCTCACTGCAGACGAACGCGCGCCCCTGCCCCGCGGCAAGTGGTACGACTCAAGTCGGATTCAAGTCGTTGTTGTCCAGTAAACATGACCCACTGGCAAGAAGCCGGATTGGTGGTCGGCTCTGTGCTGCTATTTGCAGCTGGGTGCTACGTCTGGAACCGGATCCCCGTCCTGCAATGTCCCAACTGCGAAAAATATCTACTCGAAGAGGACATTGAACTCCAAGTGATGGGAACCAATGGCGAAGACCGGGAGTACGCGACGTGCCCAACCTGCGAATACCAGTGGATGCTGGAGAAAGTTGCGGAGCGATGAAGAAACTACTGGCAGTCGTTCTGTTCGCTTCTCTCCAAGCCTTCGCTACGGTCACAGTGAACGCGACGTTCAATTCTCCGACCGGCCAGCCTGCCTCATTTGCCTACCTGACGTTGGACCTCGAGAACTGCGGCTACAACGTTCCCATCGTGCCAAGTTCTTCGACGACGATGGTCCTGAAGCACATGCAGCTGCGGCCGAGTCAACTGCCAGCGACGATCTACGGGAACAACGAGATAACCTGCGGAAACTCGTACTCAACTCTATGGCACGTGACAGCCTGGGCGGATTCGAATACGCCGATTGCCGGCGATTTGAATTATGACCTGTGCAGTTCTTCAACGAACTGCCTGGTGGCCTCCACGGGTGCATTCAATCTGGCGCAGAGCCAGCCATTCATGGGCACTCCTCCCCCGCCGGGATTCCGCAGCATCTTCGGCAATCCTACGCAGAGCCAGCTGGTGAAACAGCCGAGCGGGACTTCGTTCTCGTTCGTCGGCACGTTGGATCTGACGCAGGCAACGGTTGTCGGACTGAGCGCGATCGGCATCAACGCCACGCAGATTGGGGGAATCAACGTCTGCACGACGGCGCCAACAAACAATCAGGTGTTGACGTTCGTGCAGGGAACGAATAGCTGGTGCCCGGGCGCCGCAGGACAGAATGCGAATGCTTCGCAGCTGCAGGGATTCAATGTCTCGAGCACGGCGCCGACAAGTGGACAGTTCCTTGGCTGGACTGGAAGCCTGTGGGCGCCTACGGCCATTACGGGGTTCTTGCCCACGACGGGCGGGACGCTGACCGGCGCTCTGACACTCTCAGCGAATGCGGCCACGAATTTACAGCCAACGACTCTCCAGCAGGTGACTGGGCTGCTTACTGCTAAAGCCGACCTGACTGGAGGGTTTGTTCCCCAAGCAGAACTGGGAACGGGTTCGCTTGGGACGGGAACCAAGTGCCTGCTCGACAATCACAGCTTTGGAACCTGCGGATCAGGTTCTGGATCCGGCACGGTCTCAACGGGCACCCAGAACTTCCTCGCGCTGTACACCACGCCGGGGAGCGGAACCACGGTTGGACCAAGCAAGTTCTCGGATACTTCTACAGTCGGTGCTTACACCGGAACCCAGTTCCAGTTTCCTCAAGGCTCGAACGCATCGCCGGCGTTCTTCTTTCAGGGCACGAATATTGGGATGTACATTGGGGCGATTTCTGAGCAGTTCCAGGTCACGTCGACGTCTGCTTCGGGCGGGACAGCCACAATCGTCATTGCGAGCTCTGCCGGCTTCGCGATCAATCCGAAAGTCGGTGAGTACTTTGTAACCTCGGGCATCGGTGGCGGCTATGACTGCGCCATGCCAAACCCGTGCGTTATCACAGGGGTAAGTGGCGCGAATGTCAGCTACCTATCCTCTGGCACTGGCAGCTTCAGTTCGGGAACATTCAACTATGTCTACCCGACTCTGACCCAGACAGCCTCGCGAAAGCTGGTGTTCAACAGCCTGCTCTCATCGACCAACAATGCGGCTCTGTCCTGCTCTCTCTGCTTGGCCGCGGGAGATACGGTTGCCTACCACGACACAACCCTAAACGCCGATGTCGTGGAATTGCAGGGCTGGACCGGAACCGGAACCAAGGGCCGCGTACAGATCGGGGACTTGCCTTCGAAGGTTCCGACCGCGGGCGCAATCGTCCCTGGCACCCTCGAGGTTCAAGGCAACGTAACATTCGACGGTTCTTGCACGGGATGCGGAGCGGGCGGCGCGGGCCTACAGAACCAGATGGCGTTCTATAGCGCGAACGGGAATACCTCAGTCGGCAACTCCAACACCACGGAGAACGGGACAACGTTCTCCTACTCGGGTACAGGCGGCGGAAACTTCGCCAACGGAATCAGCGCCAACGGGACAGCCGGCATTCTGGCGAAGTTGGCATTCCCCGGCGCTCCCATGGCAGTCAGTCCGGTAGGCTATGTGGCCTACGGTGCCTCGAATGACGGGCACTCTTATGGTTCAGAGAACGGCGGCGCAATCTTCCAATGGCTGACCTCGGCCACCCTGACCCGCGGCCAGCGCGTATTCGGCACGGCCTTGGGAAATGGAGTGAATGTCACTGCTGGCTCAGAGTACGAATACACCTCGCTCTTGGCTGGTGCGACGGCTGACGCGCGTCTTCAGCAGTGCATCACGGATCTCGCGAGTTCTGGCGGAATCTGCGACATGACCGGGGAAGCCTCGGCTATCTCGCCAGCGGCCACAATTACCATCACGACCAACAACATCACGATTTATTGGGTTTCTGGCACTTATACCGAAGGCAACAGCATCACGATCAACATCTCAGGCAATAACGACCAAGTTCTTTGCCTGCAGAAGTGGACTTGCACGATTGACGCCTCAAACAACGGGGCGGTGGGCGCGTTCAATATCAATGCCGGGCAGAATAACCTGCTCTCTGGTTTTAAGGTACTCGGCGGCCGCCTGACGAGCCAAGCAGGATTCGAAGTGAACATCTCCGGTTCACACAACGCCATGCAGGATATGTGGATTGTGAACGGCGGGGCATGGGGATCGCAGTTCGTCAACTGCTTCGAGTGCTCTGGAGTCCGCAACCGCATCGAGCAGGCGACTCGCGCGGGCATCGGGGTCACTGGCTCAGCTTTGGCAGTGTCGACGGCCACGCGAGTTGGGACACTCGCCACAATCACCACCACCGCGGCGCAAATCATCGGCGGAACCGGGACACGCACCTTCGTAGATATGCAGTCCTGTTCCTTGAGTCCGTACAACGGAGTCTTTCAGGCGACGGCGACCGGGGCAAATACCTTCACCTACACGATGGCCTCTGACCCGGGCGGATCGGCCACGTCCTGCACCTATACCATCTACACCGAAGGCACTCTTATTGCGGACAATGTGCTGATCGACAACAACACGATCGACACAGGAGACGGTGGGCTAGCGATTCAATCAGCTTCGGGCATTGGAGTGGTCGAAGGCACAATCGTCAGAGGCAACACCGTCCGCTACAACTCCTACGGAACTGCTAGTTGCAACGGTGATACCACGGGTGCGACTCCGCTAAGCGTGACCCTGGCGGGCAATGGCGCAACGATCACGGCGACAGTTGGCGCGGGCGTTACGGCTCCGAACCAAATGATGCTGACCAGTCCGACGGCCAGCGTCGTGACCTTCAGCGGGATTACTGGCGGCGGCCTGGCGAACGCTACGCCGTTCACCGTGGCAAGTGTTGGCGCTACCACTTTCACCATCACGAACGCCAACTGCAACCCGTCTTGCACCGGAACAATCACCTTCGTCATTAACGGCCATGGTAGCCTGGCGACAGGATGCTCGGAAGGCATTCAGCAGACAGATAAAGCCACAGACACGGAGATCGTCGGGAATACGGTCATCAACTCCTACCGCGAATCCTTCGCGACCTCGGGGACCGGCCTGAATATGCACGCGAACCGCTGCATCAACCCTGCACTGCTCGGTGGTAGCGGGAACGGATGCTTCATGCTATCAGTCTCGAGCGGCGGTGGGCTGACGATCGCGGGCGATGCGGTCATGGCGGATAACATCGCAATCAATGGTGGAACGAACTCGAACGCCTATGCATTCTCCGTCCAGGCGGGCACTGGATCCTCGAATACGACATTCCAGAACATTGACATCCACGACAACCAAATTGACGGCACAGTGACAGCCTTTGGAAATGGCGTGCGCTGGAATAACGCCTCGACCAACACCATGACGCTGAAAAATATCAGCGTTCACAACAATACCATGGTGGCAGCAACGACAGGCTTTGTCCTAAACAACAGCGTGGCCGGCACGACTACGATCTCAAACGTCGGCGTCCATGATAACCCAATGAGCGGGTTCACGACGGCCATCTCGATCCTGAACGGCGGCGGTGGCACACTAAACGGTGCGATCTACAGCCTGAATAACGGCACCATGATCCAGGCCGTTCCTCTGACCGTAGCGCTTGGCACAACGACGGTGAACGCGAATACATGCAACACGGTATCAGGATCACCATTCACGGCGACAGGCGTCACGACTACCAGTCGGCTGAGTTGGAGCTTTGAAGCCACTCCCAACGGAGTGACAGGTTACACCCCAAGCGCAGCCACGTTGAATGTTGTGACTTATCCCACAGCGAATGCGATCAACGTCCTTCTCTGCAACCCGACTGGTGGTGGCATTACCCCGGCGGCGATGAGCATTTCAGTAGATGCACGCAATCCGTAAGTGAATCGTTTCTCCCTCATCCTAGTGCTGGCCCTCTGTAGTTCGGCCTTGGCCGCGACCCAGCCTTGCGGCACAGGAACGACGCCCTGCCAGATGATCTCTAGCGCGTCGGACTTTCCGCTCGTCTCGACGCAGCCGAACTACGCACCAGCGAATAACTTTATTCTGCCCAACCCGACATTTACAGGGCCATCGCTGCTCATCAGTTGGGGTGACACGACCGGAACGGAAAACTCCGCGCTTCGATTAGACACTGGCACGACAGCACCATCATTTGACTTCACAGGCCTCGATTCCGCTCTCGCGGTGAACATTATCCCCAACAAGGGGCGCTTTAATCTAATCGTCCAGCCGGCATTTCTCGGAGTCGGTGGGACGATCAACAGCGCGACCCCGCTCTACATCTACCGGCAGGATTACGCGGATTCCGTCTATCTCACCTATGCCGCCGGTTTGGTTGTCATCCCCGGCTGGTACATCTGCCTCAATGGAACCTGTCCGGGCACGGGGCAATACTGGCAAGTCACATCGACCACAATTTCCGGGGTGAGTGCGACCTGCGCGCTGGCTGGAACCACAACCTTCCCCAGTTCTCCCATCGTCGGCCAAACTGTGACCGACTCTTGCGCGACCTTTGCCTACGTGGGTCCGCATGCTCCTCCCCAGGATACGGCTTTTTCGAGCACCTATAAGGGCCATGGATATTCCTTGACGGTGGCGAGTGGATCTCAGTCGGGAACGACTGGCACGGTGACGGCCTCTGGCTTTGCGCCAACGTGGAAGTCTGGCGATCTGGTAACGGTAGCATTTGCAAGCGATCCCCGCCTGAACTGTACAAACTGTGCAGTGGTGGGGACGCCAACAGCAACCACCGTCAGTTACCAAATGGCAACCTCGGCCGTGATTAACTCCGAGGTTTGTACCGGAGCCTGCACGATATCCGGGAAACACTCTGCCAATATCAATAGCGCGAACGCGACTCCTGCCCTGCTCGCGACAGGCCTTGCAGTCTGCTACGAATTGCCCTGCACCACAGCGATGAAGAATCTGATGCTACGGGTGCTAGAGCACTACTCCGCGAATTGTGCATCGGGCACTGAGCCTCCCTGCTCAGGCAACGCCGGAAACAATGGGCCTGCGCTCGGTAAATTCCTCGGCTACGTCCGCTTTGGTCTGCAGCATGGCGGCGAGAACGTTGTGGACGATCCTTCGGTCTGGTCAACCTTCGCGCTGACATCGACCGCATTCAAGCCGATCTATTTGAGTTGGGTGAACTCGATGGATCAGTACGAGAACGTCACAAACCTGGCGAACGCGAACGTCTGGTTGAATGGCAATCTCTATACCAACGTAAACCCCGCGACGAGCGCCCCAGATACGGACTTCCCCGACTTCGAAGCGACCTATGCCGTCCAGAACAACATAGGGATTGATCAGAACGGACTGAACAGCGCAGACATGACAGCCGGCGGCGTCCCGCCGAATTGTGCCGCTGGTCCCAATGTGAACGTCACGGGCGATCTGGTCTACAACTGGTGCAAATACATCGTTCCGACCGTGGCGGGGCAGTGTAAGTACAAAATGCCGAACGGCCAATGCGCATGGGGAACTTTGCAGACCCAGAGTTGCTCGACGCCCGGAATTGCGTCGGGGACTCAGGGCGGAACGAGTTGCTCCTCTGGTTCCTACTCGCCTATCCCCGGCTTCATCGGTCTAGCAGCCTGGGCTTCGTTGCTTCATAACACGAATCTCGAAGTCTACACGTCGGATCTTTTGCAAGGATTCGACCTGACTCCCACAGCGCTTCAGTGCCCGCAGTGCAGCACGCCGTTCCAGTTGCCCTATTTCGAGTCTTACGCGACCTTCCGCAACAGTCCAGAACTGATTCAGGCTGGCAATTGGGGCAGCGGGGCTACTGGGGGAGCGTTCACGATCGCCCCGGTGCCATTGGTCAATCTGCCGACAATCGGAGTTGCGAATCACGAATGTGACTCATCGTTTACTTATGAACTCTCTTTGCCGAATACGTGGGTCACGAGCGCGGCCCCAGGCTGGCCTGCGCATCTTCCCTATGCCCTGTCGCAAACCGGGATCCAGTTAGCCGTTAACGATATGGAAGCGTACCGGACGGCAAACAACGTCGGGATCAAACTCGACATTCCGCCCGGGGTTTACTCCGGCTCGGCGCCACTGACGCTTCCTCAGACAAGCACTACGGCATCCTCTTCGAGTCATTGCCTGATTCTCGCTTCCACGCAGGATTCCAACCTGCCAAACGGTCGCACAGTTTGCTCTCATGGCATTCAAGACAACCTCGCATCATCGACCGATCCAGGAGTTGAGAACTTCGACTGCACGGGCACGCAGATGACGTACCAGCTAGGAACGACTGTCACTCCGATTCCAGTGGGCACATTCACTCTGGCGAATGGGACGGTGACGAACACCTCGGCCTACAACGATGTGCAGTTCATGTGGACGTGGGAGATTACAGGCGTAAATAAGCCGGTAATCCAAGTGTGTTCGCCCATCGGCGTGAGTGGGACTTCCGTCCCTCCTCTTTGCGGAGCTACGGTGATCGGCCCTGATCATTGGCTAATTATGGACGCGGAAGGACGGCCACAGGCTGGACTAATTACCAATGCTGACATTTTCTCTGTCGGCCAAACTGGGACAGAAACAGCGACCACGCAATTCGCTTCGCATATTCATTGGCGCAAGGATTGGGGGCATGGAGACTGGGCGCACACGGTCGCTGGGCTCTCTGTTGGGATCAATGCTATCGGCAGGGTGTTTTTCCTGAGTTGTTTTAATTGCTCAATCGTTGATAGCTACGCGAGCGAAGCGATTACGCCTGGGGCAGAAGGGCATATCGTCGGTTGCGGAATGGGGTCAATTTTCAAGATTAACCACAACTGGTTCAGCGGAGAATCGCAGAGCGTTCTGTGTGGGGGAACTTCTACGCCAACGGTTGCCGGCTACGTCATGGGGAAAGACCTGGAGATTCGCAGGAATCGGTTTAGTTTCCCCTACGCATGGCTCGGAGTGCTCAAGATCCCTGCGGGTAATCCGCACTGGGCCAATCAGAGCATCGGGCGTAAAAACCTCTTCGAGATGAAGCAGGGCGAGCGGCAAGTAATCATGGGCAACATTCTCGAAAACGATGATAACTCTGGCGGGCAATCTGGGCCGGAAAGTGTGTTTACAGTAAGAAATTTTGATGGTGCCAATTACCTCGCAACAATCACCGATTTATATGTGAACTCCAACATTTTCCGAAACACTTGCGAGGGACACCAGGTTGCTGGTAGGTCAGGAATCGGTGGGAACGGGTCAGGTGTGTCTCGCGGTATGCAGCGCGTCTGGTTCTTGAATAATCTCCATTACAACTATTCCGTGTCCAACCCGGGCTGTACGGGTGTTAACAACACTGGTCAAAAAATCACTACCGCCGGTGAGCATTGGAATGGGACGATGACGAGAGATGCCACTGGAACGGTGGCGACCTTCATTGCGACTTGCACTACGGATGTTGGCGGGAATTGTCCTCTCGGGCCGCCACCGCTTGGATTCCAGCAGACTCAGATTCAGATTGGTGACCATGTTGCGGTTACGGGATGCACTGTGGATTCCGGCTTCAACACTCCGGCTAACGGTAGCGGAGTAGTCTTGGGGGCAGCTGCGCTTTATGGAACGTTGCCATCTGGTCTTACTGTGGTGTTTCCGAACGCAGGAACCCCGAACTCTGTCGATTCTTCGGGAAACTGTCAGATAACGAACACTCAGGGTTACCCGAATAATCTAATTTGGACGCATAACACTGCCGTAAGTGCAGTAACCGGCGGAGAGGTGCTCGGCAATCAGGTGAACCCTTCTGGGTATCCCTACAGTCTTTCTGGAGTCTTCCGCGACAGCATCTTCACCGGAATATCAGGATGGAACAACAACAACGGCGAAGGCACCGTCACCCAAGGGCAAGACTGGGATACCACCACGCTGACCGCCGACCATCTGGTTTGGGCAGGTCGTACAGCTTCGAAGTACACCGAGTACTCGAACAACACTTTAGTTCAGCAGTTGGGTTGCTTCTTTACTTCGGCAGAGCATTGCACTCCGCCACTCTCGATGTTTTTCCCGACGACGCCATACTGTACGGGTGCAACGTCGACTTCATCGTGTATTGGATTTGTGGGAGAGATGAGCGCGAGCAGTTTGAATCTTGCGTTGCCGGACTACCACGGCTACGCGCTGCGCTCAGACAGTTCTTTTATCAATAGCGCCTCAGACGGCACACAAATGGGCGCGAGCATTTCCGCGATCGACGCGGCCCAGACCCAGAAGCAGTTCGTATGTCCATGGGCATGCACGATGAATCCGCAACCGGACTGAGGAGAGTGAATATGTGGAATAAATTTTGGCTTTGGCTCGGAGAGAAGTACGAGACTAACCCGGTATTTCACGGGGCAGTCGCCGCGGCGGAAGGCGGCGCTGTCGCGGGCCTCGGAACCTGGATCACTGCGGGGGCCCCTCTGACAAAGCAGGGGCTGGCGGCTGCCCTAGCTGGTGTCGGTGGTGGAGCGGGAATCGCACTGCGCAACTACTTCAAGAATCGGCTGACTCAGCCGGCGACGGGAGCACCCAAAGCCTAAATGAACGAGACGGGATTCACTCTGCTAGAGCATCACTTAACCTTCGGCGCGATTATGACCATGTGGGCCAGCATGGTCGGCGCTGGAGTCTGGATCCTTAACAAGCACAAAGTCTGGCTCAACATCAAGAACCGTTTGAACGATCTTTGGTGGGACCGTTGCGCGATCCGACAAGAGCGGTACACGCCTCTTGAGAATGGCGCACCGGCAGTAATACCTCCGCGACCTTCGCACCATCACGGCGACTAGATGTGGATTTATTCACAGTCCTCCGGCCTTCTCACGAAGGATGGGATTCACGTTGGCTACGGCTACTCCGGCGCAGAACCTGACGGTAAAAACAATCCAGCCATGGAAGCAACGCCAAACGTCGGGCCCATTCCCCAAGGCGATTGGATGATCTCGGGACCTCCACAGGACACGAAAGAGCACGGGCCCTACGTTCTTAAGCTGGATCCGAAAGATGGGACATTTACCTTCGGGCGTTCCGGGTTTCTTGTACATGGTGACTCTTTGGAATCCCCTGGGACCGCCTCAAAAGGTTGTATCGTCGCCAATCGAATTGTGCGAACGAGAATTTGGCAGAGCGGAGACGCGGATTTGCAGGTGATTCCGTGAGCCACGGTCTGACTCCACGCGAGGTTGAATCGCTGGAATTGGCTGCTGACGGGCATCGCTCACTGGATATTGCACGGATGTGGGGATACACAAAAGCGAAGCATGGAAACGACACTGGTCCGAGCCATGTACGAAGAGTCTGGAAAAATGCTGAGGAAAAATTGGGCGCCGACACGATCACGCAAGCAGTGGCGATGGCTCTGAGGCGCGGACTGATTCAATGAGCCATCCATTTAGCAATAACGGTTTGGCCTGTGGAGTCTGCAAAGTCTGTGGCGATGCGATTACCGTCCATGAATTCCTTGAGATTGCGCCGGGGAAGACGGTTCGCGTCGGTCCTCCAATCCCGAAGCACTGCCTATTTGTCTCAACCGTGACCTTCGATCCAATCAGTGCCTACATTCGCTGGCGAACGAACTGCGCATGGTCCCACACAGGCTGGTATCGCCTTTCTGACGGCTGGACCTATTCAGCTATGTCCGACGGTAAAGGACTCGACTGGCGGCCCCCGAATGCGCGCGCAAAGATACTTCTACTGGACGCTCCGGGGGTAGATGAATCTCTGGCGAAGGCATTGGAGCATCGCGGAGCAGGGTACGACTTCTTTCAGATATTGGGCCTTGGGCTGGCGCGGGACTGGTCAATGCCGGGGCGGTTCATCTGCGACAAGGCAGTGTTCTATTTCCAGCAGCAGGCAGGATTTCCGCTGCTGAATCACACGTTCATTCAATTGAACAAACTCACACCAGAAAGCATTCTGCTCAGTGAGCACGTAACTGAGAGAAAACAAGGATAAATCTATGAAGAAACTCTTGATTCCAGTTCTATTGCTTACCATTGTCCTCTCCGGATGCTCGACGGCATGGTTGACGACTTTGGATTCCGTTCTCGCTGCGGCGGCACCAGCACTCATTAACATCCTGCAAATTGCAGCACTTTCGAAGGGACTCACTGCCAGTTCTGCCAGCGCTCAGTTGACGGCCAAGATCAATGCCGACGCCGCGGCGCTCCAGAAATCAGCCAGCGACTTTGCGAGTGCCTCGGCCGCGGCCGCTCCAGGTGCCTGCGCTCAATTGCAGGCCGCGCTGACGACCTACCAGAGCGATCTGCCGGCAGTTCTGCAGGTGGCCCAGGTGTCGAATGCGAACACACAGAGCAAGATCGAGACGCTCTCGGCCCTCGTCGTAGGAGTGTTTGGCAGCATTGAACCGCTGATTCCTAACTGCCAGGCGCCGAAGATGATGAGTCTGGCCGGAGCAACACATTCTGCCCCACCGCTCGAGTTGAAGAACTTCGTGCAGGCTTACAACGCTGTCTTGGTCTCGCCCGTCAATGACAAGGCTGTAGACGCGGAGACTTCAAAGATGAAAATCCATCGGCACGGAAAGTTCGCACGCGCCGTAACGCTCGGAGTCTTGCGGTAAATGAAACTGTCTCTGCTCGCGTGCCTTCTTCTCATTGGTTGTGGGAACAGGCATGCGCGCCAGAGCGGAGTCAACTACTTCGTAGGCCAAGAATGCCACACGGAAGCGCTGATGAAGGATTGCGATCCCCACACAGAGCCTCCAGTGTGCAAGAAGATTCGATTGACCTTCGACAAAGGCTGCGAACGGGTGAAGGTAAAGTAGCGTGCCTGTCGACCGTTTCGGTTCTCGAGTCCTTACTCCCAAAGAACTCAGCATCATAGCCTTACTCACAGAAGGCATGACGAACAAAGAAATCGCCAAAGACGCAGGGACGACCGAGAACATGGTCAAAAACTATCTGCGGGTGATCTTTGACAAGACGGGGATGTTCTCACGCTTGGAACTGGCTCTCTGGAACGTAACACGGGACGGCTCTACCGGAGCAAAAAGGGCGTGACTCAATTCATGCGAAAACATTTGAACCTACTCTTCAGCTTCCTACATGCAGCCGCGGTCATTTGCGTGATGAGCGTATTGTCAACAATCAGCTTGTCAGCGCAGGCATCTGTGTCGAGGACGACTCCGAAGGTGGTTCAGCGAAGCGCGGAGTTGAGCACGGACGACTCCCTGCTACCGACTAATCCCGTGCCGCAGCCAAAGCCTGCGAGCTTCTTTACCTTCCGATCCTCATGGAAGTCCCCTGCGCTCAAGCCGAACAAGAAGTCTTGGGCGATCTTTGCAGCCGCACATGTCGCGCTGGGAATCACGCTGGCCTACGACATTCATCACACGCACGGAGCCCGCGAAACAGTGGACTCAGAAGTTCCGGCAGTCCTGGCAGTTAGCGCTCTGGACTTTGCCGCATTCAAGTTTTTCTCGCCGGCGCTTTCAATCGAAGCGCCGATCTACGGCATTCAGCACTATGCGCGGGATGCCGCGAAATGACTTTCCCGAACTCTCAACAGGAGAACTCACCAATGAAACGAAAGCTTGCGCTGGTACTTGCGTTACTCGGCGGGCTGGTGGCTGGAATCGTCCCAGCGCTGGCTCAAAACCCTAACTACCCCTCGGCTGCTGCAGGGCGCGTGATGGCCTCGGAATACAGCAAGTGGTCTGTCCATGCTTTGAACGCAGTCGCTGTCGGTTCGGCTCAGATGCTGGTCGACAACTGCTACGTGAGCGTCGGCACGGAGAACCGCAAGGTATTTCCGTTCGCTATCAACGTTCCAGTCACCATCATCGACGGAGCGAACACTGAGAACGTGACGCCGACCGCGATCTTGGCTCCGACCGTTGCAACTGGTCCTTCCACTGGTCCGAACCCTTTCCAGTGCGGATTTACTGCAACCTTCGCCAACGCACATACGGCACAGGTCTCAGTAGCTTCAAACGACGGCGGACTGGAAGAAGCGATCAATGACGCGATTGCCCGAAATATCGGCATCGTGACGCTGGATCCAACTTCACAGATCAGCGCAACCCAGATGGCTGCGGCTCTGGTCTATCCGGCGGTGCAGATTGAGGACTTGCGCAACCCAGGAGTCACTTACTGGAACGGCGTAGCTTCCGGCACTACCACGTTGCCAGCGCCGACGACCTTGACGGCGGTCACCGCGCTTCCATCGGCAACTCCGGTGGGCGGGTATGGCACTGGCACCTATCACCTCTGCGTGGCCTATGTGGACATCATGGGGAACGAAGGGCAGTGCTCGGCTGACTTCTCTGAGGCTGGCTTGGCTACCGGATCATTCATCTTTACGCCTCCAGCGGCTTCGGCGGGTGCGGTGGGATACGAAATCTATATCTCTCTGACGTCTGGTACCTATGCCTTGGCATACCGCGTTCCGCTCACTTCGTCCATCTGCACGCTGACGACTCTCGAAAAGACGATCGCAGCTTGCGCGGTGGCGAATACGCTCTACGGACAAAACGGCGCGACCGCGACGGTAACGGCCATCACAGTCAACACCGCGCGCCTTGCGGTAGGACTTGGTGGCACTTCAACCACTGCGGATTATGTCGGCAACTCGGCTTCGCGCACGACCTACATCTATGCCCCGAGCACCCACCCCGCAATCCCTGGGCTGCAGTCAACCTACACCGCGTTTGCAGGCGCTACCGCTCCGGCTACCACCGTACCGGCAGTGCTTGGGACAGTTCAATTGCCTGCGGGCTTTATGAACTACGTGGGCCGGACGATTCGCCTCTGCGGATTGTTCACGGAAGCCTCTGCCGGCAGCACTTCAACCGTAACTGAAGTCGAATTTCTCTGGGATGCGGACGGGTCCAATACCACTGGTGCCGGTGTGATCATTCACGGCCCAAGGACGACATCGACCTTGCCGGGTTCGGCGGCGGACCAATGGTATTTCTGCCAAAACCTGAAAACCACGGTGTCTGGTGCTGGCGTAACGGCTGGTTCGATTCAGGCAGGTGCAGGCTTCCTGTCGGAAACGTCTGGCGCGAACGGTACGGCAACGGCTGTGGGATGGGGTAACGCTCCTACGGTGGGTGCCGCTGCGGTGGGCTCGCTGAACCTGGCGGGTGAGGCACGTATCGACATTACCTACCTGCACACCACTGGCACTGACGGTGCGGCTCCAACCCTCACCGATCTGACGCTGGAGGTTTTGAACTAACCGGTTCAATCTCTTCCGATGAAGGGCGCTCAGAAATGGGCGCCCTTTGTTTTGGAGCAAACATGGCCGACAGAAATCACTGGATGCAAAAAGCCCGAGATCGAATGAAGAAGAAAGGCACGACGGGTCTGTTCGGGAAGAAGGCGGCCGCTGCTGGCGAAAGCACTCGAGAGTATGCGCTCGACAAGTACTCCGCGTCTGGCGCGCTCGGGAAAGAAGCTAGATTCGCGGCCAATTCGCAGGGGTGGAAGTAGATGCCGTGGGACCAGGTTCTCCACAAGTGGAAGGCTGGAACGCTCAAGAGTGGATCGGGCGAACCAGTTAAGGATCAGAAACAGGCAGTCGCCATCATGCTTTCCGAGAAAAAGAAGGCCGCCGAAGGCAATTCAGAGTACGCCGCTCACCCGATGCGGAAATCACTCGGCAGAGGAAAAGGATAACCAGCTATGGCAACCGGGATTAAGCAGTCTCCGATTCGTCGAGTCATTGCAATCAATGGGAGCGGTGGCGCCGCAGTCATCATCAAGAGCACAACCTTCGCGCGCTACGTCGAGATTCAGGAGTGCCCACCGACCAACTTCGACAACAACGCGAATCCCTTTGCTCCACAGGGCTTGCTCTACCAATTGCCCGCCGATGGGAATACCGCAAGCTTCGGCCTGTTGCCTGGGGTGGTATGGAGCCTTGGGGACCAGAACTATCCCATGACTCGGCCAGTGGGATCTCCAACGTGGACCGATCCAGCAGGGCAAGCAGCCGGCGGGACAGAGTACATGCAAGTCAAAAGTGCTACTGCCACGGCAACACAAGTTGAAGTCCGAGAGTATCTCTAATGAGAAAACTAACTCTTCTCGCCGTGATATTTCTGTGCGGCCTAGCCTACGCCCAAAAAGGCTCAACCATCATTCAGGCGCAGAATGCCGGCACCACGGTCTATACCGGCAGCGGCTACGTCAAGATCAACTGGACGGGCGGAGGCTGTACGGCATCGAACGTCTCAGGAACGCTGACCGTCAACTGTAGTGGTGGTGGTGGAACAGGCACGGTATCCGCCAACAACGGGAACGCCAATGCAGTCGCCAAATATTCGGCAGCAGCAGGCAGTACCACAGTCGGCCCAGATGCCACGCTGACCGATGACGGCACGACGCTCACGTATTCCGGGGGAAGCGGACTGGCAACTACGCTCGCAGGCTCGACAGGCTATCTGTGGAATAACAATGCAGCGCCAAGCGGGAACCTCTTAATAGTGAATGGGGCAAACACTTCCATCTTCACGACTACGACCGGAGTCAACCAGTTCTTTGCATGGAAGAACACGACCGCGGCACTCGTCGGCGCCTCACAGTCAAGTCCGATCATTTCCTTCTGCGGAACAGAATTTCACGCGGCGGCCTCAGTTGAAGGTTGCGGAGCATTTCAGTTTGTTCCGGGTACGGGTACAGATGCAGCCTCGACACTAGCTTTTACGCACTCGGGAACAGCGACGGGCGCAGTAACTACGACTTTCCCCGGTCCCATTTCAGCAGGTGCATCGGGCGGCGTGGGCGGAACCCTGACTCTTCCAGAAGGTACGGCTCCGTCAGCCTCGGCAGGAAACGACGTGTGCTATGCGGACTCGACGGCCCACGGCATCAAGTGCGCCTATAACAACGGAGCATTTTTCGCTATCACCTCTCCGACTGAAAACAATCTCTTAGGTGCTACAGCGGCAGGGACGATTACCGAAGGAGGAGCGGGATTCTCTGTTACTCGCGCAGGTGTTGCGACAGCGAACCTGACCGCACCTTGGGTAATCCAGAACACTAACTCGACCAACAACAACACTTCAATCACTCTCGGTGTGACGGCACCGGGAACCTCTACCGGGCAGACAGTTCTGAATGTCAACGGAGCTTCGACGGGCGGAGATCTTCAGGATTGGGGAACAGGCGGAACTTGGACAGCAGGTGTTCTCTCAGGGCAAACGATTGTTGCCAGTGTGCTTCCTACAGGCGGAGTCGTCTCTAAAGGCACCACGGCAGGATTCGTAGACTTTCCGCAAGGCACGACAAGCGCAGCGGTAGCGCCCTGCAACGCGGCTACGAGTATTTGCGAACAGGCTCCGACCTCGGTTACGTCGTATCTGGTCACAAAGCCGGGTGCGGGGTCGCCTGGACTTCTCGCAGGAACAGGCACTACTACGCGAACGGAGAATTATACAGGCGGCGCGGCGTTCCATCTTGGCCCTATCACAATTGGCTCGGGTTCCTCGATTTCTTCAACGTTGCTCTGCTCTACGACCAACTGCCCAGCGGGAGATTACGACGTTGCGGCTTACGTGGAAATCACCACGCAATGCACCACGACGGGAAGCTATATCGTCTGGCTCGGTTGGACCGATGACGGATCGGCTAAGACTGGATCATCGACTACGACGTTCTTCCCCTTTCCTTTGAACGGAAGCGGCGTACCAACGACCGTAGGCACCATCGTTCCGGCAGCGGTTGGAAACTACGCGCAGGCTCACATCTTCCTGCATACCACTGGCGCAGCGACAAACGCGCAAGGCGCAATCAACTATGGGAGTACAGCAGGGGCCTGCGGCACTGGTGGGCCGATGGTAGGGAAGATGTTCCTTACAGTGACGCCGTTATCATGAGAAAACTTCTCATACTACCTCTTCTTTGCGCGCTCGCTTGGTCCCAAGGGATCGGCGGGAAGGCTGGCATTGGAGGAAAGGCTGGAATTGGCGGTGGTTTATCATCGCACCCGCCTATCGCCCCAACACTCGTCGGCAGTTGCTCGCAGGCAGTTTGCAATTTTGCCTCGCCTTACTCCATCTCTTTTACGGGCACGGTCCCGGTCGGAGATACGCTCCTCGTCTTGGTTGGCGGAAATAACGCAACCGCGCAGACTCCCACGATTACGGATACTGCCGGGGGAAACACCTACACCGTCCGCTCCAGTCAAAGTGCCAGCAACATAGGGATTTTCGCTCTCGATTCCACCTTGGCAACACAAGTAACTGCGGCTAACCACATCACCCTGACCATGCCGCAGGATGGGGCGTGGAACGTCTACATCTACGACATCGCTAACGCAGCGCTGTCGAATCCGCTCGATACACAGGTCTCCAACATTGACGCGGGCGCGAGCTCAACAGCGACTTCAAGCAGTTTGACCCCCGGCGTTCAGCCAGTGGGTGCGTTCGCGGCTTTTTGTACTAACCAATCTGGAGGCGGAAACTTTAGTGCCTACGGAAACATCATGGGATCGGCAGCTACTGGACTTAATAACCAGACCGGAGCGTCGAGAATTCTTGCTGTGGAATGGCTGAGGTTGACCTCGACTTCGGCGGGGACAGCGACATTGGCATTAACAGCAAGCGGCGATACTACGGGCATTGTGTTCCTGACTTACAAGGAACGATGAGACTTAAACTTGCAATCTTCGTGCTACTCGTCTCTGCTTCGGCGTGGGGCACGACATACTTTGTCGATCCGCAGAATACTCTCGGCACTTCTGCGGACACGAACAATGGAACGGCGAAGGCTACAGCGTGGATTCACGCCCCCGGTATGACGGGATGTGCCAGCACTTGCAACTCGACTGTCTTAGCTGCTGGCGACAGCGTTATCGTGCGCGGCGGCACCACGATTCCCAAAGCATATCTTCCGTGGACACTGCCAGCGCGTAATGGCAGCGCAGGAAACGTGATTTATTACGGCGTAGATTTGACGTGGTTTGTCGGCGGTTCATTTACGCGGCCGATCATCAGCGGCGGAAATCCTTTGAGTACCAGTTTCGTCGCTAGTTGCACGGGCGGGGCGAATAGCGGGACCCAGGTGCAGATGGCTTCCACGCTGGCCTTTATCACCTTCGACAATTTTGAGTTCTCAGGATTCTGCTGGACGGGCAACGTCTCCTCGAACGGAGCGATGCTCAACATCGACGGTGGCGCATCGAACATCATCATCTCGAATAATTACTTCCACGGCTGGACGATGACCAGCGGAGCCTCCGACAACTTTCCTTCCATCACCGCATTTGGAGCGGGATCAGATACGAACCAGTTCACCCTTAATGTCTTTGATGGCGTGGACTCTCCGCATTTCGCGGCAGGGGATACAACCAACTGCCAATGGGCCTCGAACAACGCGGTCAGTTGCTACTCAGGGCAGGGCATGAATGGAAGCCACTTCTACGATGTAAATAAGAACGTCTTTCGCTACCTATCGAACGCCGTGGTGACGGCAAACTGTCATTCCTACCATGACAACCTGTTCGAGTTCATCGGTCACACGTTCGCATCAGGATCGTTGCAGCAGCATCCGAACGTGATGAACTGCCTCGGAGGGGCATCGAGCGAGAATCTCTACTGGTACAACAACACGATGCGGCACACATTCATGGAGGAAGACGTTTACTTCGCCGTCCGAACGAACCTCTATGTCTTCAACAACGTGATGTACGACAACATGAACTCCGATTTCGGGCCGCTGCCGAGTGCTTGCATGAGGTTCAACACCGTCTCGAATAGCACGCTTCCAGCCCATGCCTTCGTCTACAACAACACGGACGGAGACAACACTTGCCAGATAAAGTTTGAAGTGGCGAACGCTCCTTTAACGCAATGGAGCGGCACAGGGACATTCGAGAACAATCACTACGGGGCGCAAGGGTCGAACTGTACGGGAGCGTGCGGAGCGCAATGGACTGCTGAGTTTTCCTGTGCTACGGCTGGAACCTGTACTACAACAAACAATGGCTCACACGTCTTCCAGACGACCGCGACGGAAACCGCGCAGGGTTATACCTCGTCCAACATGTACCAGCCTACGACAGGCGGCACAACTATTGGGGCAGGAACGAATGCCTCGGCTTCCTGCGCGACGTTCTCGACGGACTCGGCTCTGTGCAGCGGCAGCAGCGCGGGCGTTAAAGAAAGTAGCGCTAACGGAGGAAATGTCGCTACCTATCCGGCAGTCGCAACGATTGCGCGTAGTTCTACTTGGGATGCGGGGGCATTTCAGTTTCAAACTGCTGCGCTATCACCCTCTTGCTCCCCCGGTTCAGGATCTTCTTCTACGACCATCACCGTAACCTGCACCAATCCGAACGGTGGCACAACGGTGATGTGCTACACGACGAATGGCTCACTGCCAGTCACGAATGGTGCGGGGACAGCCTGCACAACGGGCAGCATCGTGACGACGACCATTTCCATCGCTTCGAGTACGACCACATTGGAAGTAGTCGCGGGGACTAGTCTTCTGCCGGACAGCCCAGCCAGTGTCTATGGGGCATATGTGATTTCCTCGACAGCTAACAGTGCAATGTCTGGTGGAGTAATCCTGTCGAATGGGGCGAAATTTCAATGAGATTCCCTTTCGTAGCTCGCTCCACCTACGACGAAGTAAAGCAGCAGCGTGACGACTTCAAGGTGAAGTACGAACGCCTGTTGAACCAGTTCGTCTATCGCGGCACGGGCGTAGCGCTCGATCCAGACGAACTCCCGAAGGCCCTGCGGCCGAGGCGCGAAGCAGAGCCACAGCATCACCTGATGGATGCAAAGCCAGAACCGGCGCAATTTGTGGACCCCAGAACTGCATTGAAACGTGCGGAAGAAGCGCGCGAGAAAGCTTACGCGGAATCCCTTGGGAAGATTCCAGCAGCAGCCAGCACTATCGAAGTGCAAGAGCGAGACAACGTGCGGGACATTTCGAAGGGAGCCTAGCCAATGGCAAAGAAAAAGCTTCACATTCATGCGGAATCGTCCGACAACGGCGGCTACACCGTGAAGTCGCACAAGTCGAAGCCGATGGGCATGCACGGCGGAATGATGCCTTCGGACCATGACGGCGACGAGTCAACCGACCACACCTTCGGTAGTCACAAACAAGCCAGCGATCATATTGCGCAACTAATGGCGGCTCACGCCGGAGGAGATTCATCTCCTGCACCTTCTGACAACGATGGGGACGAGTACGCTTCCCATCCCATGAAATCGCACTTTGGACCCCGTAAACGATAACTGTGGCAAGCCAGTCCCTAGCGCTTCAGGACGATTCGGCTCTCGCCAATCAGCCCGACCAGGATGTGGCCGGGAAAGGCCCAGAGCCATCTTCCGACGCCCCTGTAACGGCCTCGCCTCAAGAGATCAAGGCGAACTTCGGGCTGACGCCGACCCTCGAAAAGCGCCTCCTGCAAGTCTGGAGGCTCTACAAAGAGGATTGGAGCATTGCCAGACGTCAGGCTCTACGGGAAACCTTACGGCACATCGAATACAAGAAGGGGCACCAGTACATCAGTTGGGATCCCTTCGCCATGGCCTACAACATCGGTCAGGCGGCATTCTCCCTTCCGGGGCAGGGTAACGAACAGGGAAAGAACGATTACTCCAGACTTCAGTGCTTCAACATCATAGGCTGGCTGACGCGGAACTGGATTTCAACCTTTCCAGTTCCGGGTATCGAATGGTGGCCCGGGGATTCAGAATCGGACCTCGACAGCCGCGCAGCCCAAGCCAGAAACCGTGCCTATCAGAAGATCGAGTACGACAACAAGAGCAAGGAATTCTTAGAGCAGTGTCTAAACTCCCTCTTTCTGACCGGCTCTTACTTCCGCTACATCCGATGGTCAATGGACCGCTCGATTACGGGCGTGAAGTACGAACCGAAGATCGCGCTGCAGCCAAAGACGATCGCGCCCGACCGCTACACCTGCCCGAACTGCGGCACGGACAACCCCGCGAATCAGTTGACGGAGCAGATGCGGGGAACGATGTGTATGAACTGCGGGCAGCGCTTGACCTCGGCGCATTTCTACCCCGCGACAACGATTCAAGCACCGACGATCGTAGGGCAGGAAGAAGTTCCACGCGGCCAAGTTCTCTGGGATGTTTACAACCTCTTGAACGTTGAAGTGATGCCCCAAGCCAATACCAGCGGTGGAGGAGTGATCGCGAACACTCCCTTGCTTGACCTCCAACTGGATTGGACGAAGGGTGCTCTCCGCAGGGCTTACCCCGGAGCGTGGGACTTACTGAAAGAGAACGTCAACGATACCAGCACGCCAGACGGAGAACTGTCGCGCATCGCGCGCGCGAGGACACGCACCCCAGGCCCGCTGCAAAGCTCTTACGTTTCGCCCCAAGTTCCGGCAACTCACCTGATCTGGTTCACGCCAGACTCAATCGCGGCGCTCGACAAGAAAAACGAGTCGGACGAACTGATGTCGATTGTCACCAATGATGGCCGGGAAGCCGGCTGCAAGGCCTTAGTCCTCGGGGAAACCATCATCGACATTGGTTATGCGGACGTAAAGAAAAGTTGGACGTGGTGCGGTGCGGCAAAAGACTTGGGTGCGAATCCCCCGGCGCCAGTTTCCGTGGCGATGCCGTTTCAGGACTCGATTAACGACCGGATTAACTCCAATGAAGAATTCTTCGACCGTGCTGGTCAGCCGCCCATCCTGTTCTCCAGAACGATGATTGGGGAAGGATTGAATGGCAAATTCCTTCCCGCTGGTTCCCTAGTCGGATTGGACGACAATGCCGAAGTCGGGCTCGATCTAAAGAAGGCTTTCTTTCAGCCAGAATTTCATCAGGCCGAAGGCCAACGCGAATGGATTGACGCACAGTTGCTTAAATGCCAGTTGCTCTGCGGCATCCCTCCGCAAACTTGGGGCGGGTCCGATCCGAACGTCAAGACCAAGGGCGGGCAGGAACAAGCGCTCAAAACCGCCAAGAATACGCAGCAGCAGTATTGGAACCAGATCAGGGGCGAGTGGGCGGAAGCCGCGAACCTCTCTGTCGATTGCTTTGCGGACAATGCGCAGGATGATGAGTACCGCGTAGCCAAAGGAGACGACGCCCCAGACTTCCAGAACGAACCGATTCGCCTGGCCGACCTCGCCGGGGAAGCCGATGCCCGTCCTTTGGCACAGGAAGATTACCCCATTGACTACGACCAGCAGCGGGCCATCTTCCAGCAGTTACTTGGGATGGAAAGCGGCCGTGAGCCCAATCCTCTTGTCGAGGAGATGCTCAACACCTACGAGAACCGGAGAATCGCCCTACGGTATCTCGCGCCGGCTGACATGCAGTTGCCGGAGACGGCGGCGCACAACAAAGTTCTCGCAGACATTCAGCAGTTGCTTCAGAGCGGGCCAATCCCGGTAGACGTGCCAGCAACCGGACCCGATGGCATGCCAGCGATTGATCCCACAGGGATGCCAGCGATGAAGCAGATTATGAAGCCCACGGTTGAGCCAAGCCAACGCTTCGACAGTTTGGATGAAGTAACGATTCCCACGGTCATGCGCTACGCTGTGCTGCATTACAAAGAGTTGGCCCAGAACCAGCCGGGGATGCAGAACCTTGAAGCGTACTTCGATTTGGCTGTGCAGTATGCCGCACAACGCAAAGCTTCGCAAGCGCTGCTCAGTTCGAACGCTCTGGGATGGCAGGGGAAATTGGGCGCTCCGGCGAAACCTGGCGGAGATGCGGGGCCAGTCCAGTGAGTCAGAACACAAAAGCACTCCGTTCCCGCGAGTTCACCGAGTTTCTGACCGAAAGCATCAACGTCCTGATCGAGCAGATTGAACGGCAAACCAGCCTTCATCTGTGTCACCTGTTGTCGAAGCAATGGCGCGAAGAGTGGGAACGTAGAAAACTCCTGACCGCCTAAAACCCCTTTGAAATTTCGCACCACAATCAACGCCCTGTACTTAGGGCGCGAGGAAAGGTCTACCCCAAATGGCAGATGAAACCGTAGTAGCGGGAGCAAGCAGTCCCGAATCCACCAGCGCCGCATCTAGCGCTACCGCAGTTGTCGACGCGCCTGTAGTTGAAACCCCTGCAGTCGCAGAACCGGAAATCTCCGACCCACGACAGTACCTTCGCGACGAACTCTCGAAAGTCGTTCTGCCTGGCAGGGAAGCAACACCAGAACAGAAAGCCGCACAAGACAAGGCCGCAACCGACAAAGCAGCCGCCGATAAAGTCGCTGCTGACAAAACTGCCGCTGACGCGAAAGCCGCAGAAGATCAGAAAACCGAGGAACAGAAGGCTACTGAAAAAGCCGCAGCCGATGCCAAGGCAGCAGAAGTCAAAGCGGACCCCCTCGACAAACTTGGTCCTCTGCCGGCTGAGAAGTTGGCCGAAGCACTCAAGACAACGCCGGAACTAGCGGCCGCACTCGAAAAGGCTGGACTCGATACAGACGTGGTGTACGACACCTGTAGGAAGGCCGCAGAAGCCGAATTATTCCACGAGGCAGGCGTAGCCACCCCAGAGCAAGCCGCGCTCGCTGTGGAGCACGCAGGGCACTACTACGACATTGAAGAGGGCTTCCCTGAAGCGGGGAACAGCCTCGACAAGTTCAGCGACTTCATGACGAACACGATGCTGAAGATGTCACTCGTGCTCGACGCGAACGGCCAGCCTATCCCTGACCCAAAGAACCCAGGGGCGTTCCTCACGGACGGATCCGTACCGAAGTTCATGGGGCGAGTCGTGGAGTACGAGAACCAGATACTCAGCGGAAAGACATGCGCAGGGCAGATTCAATCCGCGCTGCAAATGGCTGATGGGAAAGACGACGAAGGGCGCCCAACCTTCCCCGACACTCCCGCGGGAGAGCAGGCGAAGCAGTACTACGAGTACTTCTCCATGCTCCAAGCGGGCGTGGATATGGTCGAAGAATTCCGCAAGAACGGTTACAAGATGCCGACCGGCCAGAAGCCCGCGGAACTCTCCCCAGAGCACAAAGCCGAAATAGATCGGTATCGCGCACGAGATGAGGAAGTTACTAAGGCCCAAGTCGAAACGCGCCAAGCGCAGGAAAAAATCTTTACCGACCAGCAGGCAGCGGACACGCTTAGAGTCGCCGCTCCATTTGTGGAAAAACATCTGAATGAATCCAGCTTGGCGCAGAATCCGGAACTTCTCAAGCAAGCAGGTGCGGAAATCTGGGCTGCTCTTGGAAAGAAGATGGACGGATTCCGCACCTACCAGTGGCAAAAGAATGCGCTCTATGCGCGAGCCTTTGATGCGAAAGCCACAGAAGAAATCAAGAAAGACAGTTTCGAAAAGTTGGTCACGCTCAACGCAACGACCATGAAAAAGTTTCTGGACGGGACGAACGGAATTCTCGCCCAGGTTTTTAAGAAGTATGGCGGCCGTCAAATGTCGGCCCAGGAAGCAAGGAAGCAGAAAACCGACGCACAAATCGCAGCAGACCGCTCCTCCGGCGCAAAGGCAGGTGGTGGAACCAACGCCAAGGCCATTCCCACTGGAGACGAACTCGACAAAAAAGTCATGGCTTTGGCAAAGACCTATCACACAGGAAGCGGGGAACCGACTCCCGCTGAAATCTTCCGAGCCGAGTTCGCGATCAAGACGGGTGCCGCTTAACGGTGCGCAGCAGTCAGCAGGATTCACTCAAGCAGGGCGTGAGTCCACTAACGAAACGAGCCTTCCGCTAGACCGCGGAAGGTTCTCAACGAGGCCCGCACAATGTCGAACACTCTTGATGTAGCTCAGACAGCCAACCTCTACCTTGAGGCTGTGTCTGACCGGATTCCGAAGCTTGTAATCACGTCGCGAAAACTCGCGTCGAAGTTCACCAATACGAGGGCGACACGGGTCTCCAACCGTCTTTTCCGTATCGTGTCGCAGATCGCATTGGCCGGCGGCGACTCTCGCTATGTTGACCTGAACGGTGGTGCGCTCCCGATGGGCAGCCCCTCAGCCTGGATCGCAGGCGGCGTAACTCCGACCGCGACCAGCGTAGCAACCAGCTGGACTCAGTTGGTGGCAATGATCGGCCAGAAGGTGGCCGACGTCGCCGTGCAGAATGTCGTCTCGGACGCTCTCGGCAACTTGACCGAGATGCTCCGCAACTGGATTGACATCGGCCTCCACACCGATGGACAGGGCACACTGGCAACCATCCAGAGCGCTCCTGCGAACAACACCGTGACGCTGAACCCGACTCCGTTCGGGGCGCGCAACATTGAAATCGGGCAAACCCCGGACATCGTGAACGCAGCCACAGGCGTAACCCGCGGCCAGATCACGATCGCCAACAAGACTGCCTACATCGGCAGCGCGCAGACCTTCACCTACAACACCTCGAACATGGCATCCGGTGCCCAAGCCAATGACATCGTTCGCTACGGTGGGTTGACGGACGGCGTGCCGAAATGGATCAACGGTCTGAAGTATCTGGTCAGTTACTCCACCGTTGGAGAACTGCATGGTATCCCGCGCTCCACGCCCCAGGTTGTCGCCAACGGCTTCGACATGGGCAACTCGGCTATCACCCGTTCCGCAGTGGAACTGCTCTTGGCCCAGCGGCGTGCGCGCATCTCCGAAGAGTACCTCGGCGAATTCTTCTGGTATGGGCACGACACCACGAAGAACTCTCTGAAGGAAATCGGCTACGACTTGACGGTCATTACGATGGCGGACGGAAAAGGCAAAGGCTTTGATCCGTTCTTCAACAACAACGACATCAAGATCGAAGGTAAGGAATTCGGAATTGGCGAGCACGCCAGCCAGACCGATCTCTACCTGATCACGCCGGATTGCTTCGGATGGGTCAAGTTCGGTGAGCCTTTCTATCCCACGGTGAACGGCAGCCGCGTCTGGAATACGTACAACCAGGCGGGCACCGCGAACCTGCAGATGGTCAGCGCTTACATTGACCCGCGGCAGGCCTATTTGGATAACGCCCCAGCCCAAGGAATCATCAGCGGATTGGGTTCGCCCGCTGGTTTTATCTCTGGACAATAGCTTTACGAGAAGGGATCAGCGAGAGCTGGTCCCTTGTTTTTATGGAATGTGTTTCCACGAACGGCGCGATATTACGTTGCAAATCATTACGATGCTAACGCCGTACATCGCAGCCAGTTCTTTGGTGGGGAGTTTGCTTGACCGAATATTTACAACGTCGTTAGCTTTAAGCTTTCCTCCTCCTCCATTGGATTCTCCGCGCCTGATTGCGAGTTCTGGATGTTGAACACGAGTCTCCATCGGCATCGGTACTTCCTTCCAATGACTACCGCGCAATACACGGTGGATTGTTCTGCGACTCACGCCGAACTTTTGAGCGAGAGTTCTTTGCGAAGAGAATGCCGATTCCTGTCTGATCTGAAACACCATATCTTCCGTCAGCTTGGCACACGCTTGCGCCTCGCCTTTCGGCTGATTTCCTCGACCTCGGTCCTCGCGATCCTGAGCGTTCTGGGCATCTGTTCCGGGAACGATGTGCAGGGGGTTGTAGCAGTTCTTTGTAACTACCTTGCAAATGTGCATCCCAAGCGGCTCTGGCCAACTGCCGTATGTCAAGAAGTAGGCCAAGCGATAAGTTTTCGCACTCGTCTTAGCGTTTGGAAAATCTGGGGACGGTGCCCATGCGACGATTCCGTAGCCGTCGCCATTGACGGCAAACGGCCAGCGCAAACACTCGTCGCGCTTCGGTCCTGCAAGGTGTTCTTGAATTGTGCGCTTCAGGTATTCGAAGCGGGTTTCTTTGATATGCTTAGGACGGCCCATAGAGTTCTCCTGGAACTTTGTGGTGCTACTAGGCCTCAGCCGCTGTTAACGCAGCGCTGGGGCTTTTCTATTGTACCTCAGACCGTAGCCTCCTAAATGCAATTATTGTTCACGTTCCCGCAGCAAAGTAAAGAGCGGGTAGATGCCTTGGTGCGCAGATTAAGCGCGCTCGATCAGGATCAGCAGAAAGTTCTGCTTCAAGACACTCTGGATTTCATGCTGCAGCGCATGGATGAAAGTGCGAAAGCGAAATGAAAACCCCTACCTTCAAGCGTGACGACGTACTCCCCGCAGGAGAAGCGCCGAAATCCACCAAGAAATTCCTCGCGCAGTTGGGTGGCCTGAACATCTATGGCGAACCGAACTTACGCATTGTCTTAGCTGACTCGATCATGCAGTACCGCGGTGGCCTCTGGCACGACTGGGCACCGGGAACCGACCTGAAAAATCAGGGCGGGATGGTCTTCAGCGAAGAAACCGAAGTGAAACGAGTTGTCATGCCCGGGGCAATGGGCAAGCAGTTAGTCGTTGATGTCGAGATGCCGCGTGAGATGCAGATCAGCGAGCAGAAGCCGATCCGCGTCGTGCGCGAGCTGCGATGGATTCAGCGCTATCCCGACATGACCGGATGGATGCTTCAGCAGTGGGAACCAGCCTCTCGTTACGCTCCTCGCGAATGGTGGGAAGCGCAGCGCGTGCCCGGCGCGGAAGACTTAGCCATCCTCGGACCCTTCCCTGATCAAGGCCGCTATGAGCCGTTCGTCGAATGGCTCGACATGATGAACCCAAGCCTTCCCTTGAAACGCCAGACGTGGCCGGAGATTCCCCCGGTCGCGCGACTCGAGGAAGCTTACTACAAGACATTGCGCTCGGCAGAGAAAGCGCAGTCCGCGAATCCTGACTGGCGCCGGATGACGACGCTAATCGAGTGGCGCGAACAGCAAGCTGCGCAGGACCGGCGCGAGAAGGAAGAACAGACGGCGCAATTCAGAGATGCGCTCAAGCCCTACCTCGGGAACTCTCTCGAAGCCGGGCGCGCGCGCGAAGAAGTAGCAAACAGACTCCGGGCGAAAGGCTTGGAGCTTGGGCATTGCGGGAACTAAGCAGGTCCGCCTGAACTAAAGGGCAGCCTGAAGGAGAAATACCGTGGCAGAACATTTTGCAGGCAACGCGATTCCGGGGGAAAAAGGCACCTTCACGCCTCCGATTCTCACAGCCGACCAAAAACACCGACTCGAACGCTACAACCGGATGGTCACTCAGGCCAACACCATCGGCTATAAGCCGTGGAGCGTCATTAACATCGCTCCGTTCACCGTTAACCCTCCGAATATCAAATTGTTCGGCTTGCAGATTCCCTCTGTGCCGATCTCAGAGGAACTCTGGAACGGCGCTCCCAAAATAGAACTGCGCAGCGGGATCAGTCTCCCGTTTACTCAGTGGGTCTGCACGACGCCGCAGCATGATGTCTGCCAGCAGGTCCACGGCATGACGGACGAAGAATTCACGGCGACGACAGACAATCTGACTTGGTTCCCGGAGCAAATCACCGCCGACATCGTGCTCTGCAACAACCAGCAGGAGATGCGCGGCGGAGTGTGGCGCTACGAAGGCGCGCACGAGCCACTCTCAGATAGCAAGACGCGGGAGAAAGAACTCGATCTCCTGCAAGAAGCCTACGACAACCTCCTGAAGTACTGCGAGAAACAATTCATCTTCGCAGATCAGGCCATGGGGTCGATGAATGACAACCTGCGCAAACAGGTAAGGCCTCTCCATCGCTGGTGCACCTGGTATCTGCTGCGCGTGAATTCGTTGAAAGAGCCGCCGAAGTGGTTGTCAGAGATCCGCACGGCGAATCAAGCGGCGCCAGTCTACTGCGAGAAGTGCGGGATCAAGCAGGAAAATCCACGAGCCCCGGTCTGTTCCGAGTGCGCTTATATCCGCCATCCCTACGAAGCGCTCACCGCCGGCATCGTCGACCTTGAGACTCCGGGTGCGAAAGCGGCATTACGACGCTGCTCGAAAAAGCAGTTGCAAGACCTCGGACTGTATCCAGCTATCAAGCCGCTCGGGGAATATCTGCGGGAGATTGGCAAACAACTCAAGGAAGAAAAGGAATAGCTTTGGGCGTACAACTCATCATCACCCGTGTTCAGGTCATCGCGAAAGACATGGGCGCGAAGTGGCTCACGCCTGACGCCATCTGCGCGAATCTAGCGATCTGCAACGATGACCTGGAGATGGAATTACAGAACCTCGGGCTAAACTTCGACACCGTAGAAGTGATTCTCCCGAACATTCCAGCCAACACCACCAACCTGAATAGCTTTCAGGCTGATGGGCAAGTTCTGTTCCCCATGGTGCTCTGCAAAACGATCGAGTGGAGATTAGCGGGACGGACGCAAGAGGACTGGGAGCAAGTTGAGCAGGTGGACAAGGTTGTAGATACCGACACCGGAACAGGGGAAACGGGAGCGACCGTCGCTTCTGCCGATCCTACGGTGGAGAGTTGGGAGTGGAGAGGCGGAAACGTCTACCTCAGCCCATGTCAACTGTCGGTTGACTTGCGCGTTCGCTTCCAAGGATTGCCGACGTTCCTGAATGCCGACTCACCGAATCAGCCTTTCCGTGGATTGGTAAATATCTTGGCCTATTGGGTGGCGCAGTTCATGGAAGAAAGCCGCAACGCGGGAGTGACGAAGCTCTCGCAACTGTTTGAAAAGCGGCTGATCAAGGCCAAGGCAAACTTCCGCTCCTCGCAAGTGCAGAACCTTCAAGGCATGGCGAATCGGCTGGGCGGACGTCGCAGTTCGATACCCGGAGGCTTTCCGGGCGGAAGCGGAAATTTCACCCCTCCAATCGTGAATTAACCAATTTTTGCAGTCCCAAGGAGAACCCAACTATGGCAAACGTGCTTACCTTCATCGGTCGGAAGTTGAATATGCCGACCACGGTTACCAAACGCTTTTCCTGCTTACTGAGCGGAAACTACGCCCAGGGACTAGCCATTGGCGTACCGGGCGAGACGCTTAGTTTCAACACAGCGAAAAACCCAAACTTTGCAGCCCGCACGAAACTTCCATCGAGTCCTGGCGGAGTATTGCCGGCGACCACCGACTTTGAAGTCGTGACTTGTCCGAATGGGTATTCGGCCCAAGTCGAGAAAAATGCGGTTGCTCCCACGCCGAACAACTACGTCCTGCGCATCTTTGCGGCTGGTTCGGGCAACGCTGCCCCCGTCGAACTCGGGGCGGGTGCCTACCCCGCTGCCCTAACCGGCGCTCCCATCGTCATCGAAGTCTCGATGCCGGCGAAGTACAACTAAGGGAGTATAGGCCATTCCCTGGGACTGCAAGTTCAACCACAAGGTTGAACGATGGGGCGGGGGCGTAGATTGGGACGATGCGACCGTCATTCCGAATGGAGTGGCGGTTGTTTGCAAAAACACTCGGTTCCGCGCTGAGACTCCAGCCACACGCTTTGGGCGAAAACACACCATGGTAGCCGACGGAATCGCGGCGGTTACTGGTGTCGACTGCCTCAATGTCTTGGTCAACAACCCCCAACAGGTTCCCATCGCCTTTACGGATGCCGGCGAACTCTTGCGCGAATCCCCGCCAGGCGGCGGCGACCTGATCCCCTTGACTCCTCCAATCCCCTTACCCTTGGGCGCGTACATGGCCGACGCCTTAGCTGACAATCGCATGTACATCGCGATCAGCGATCTGGTGAAGGGATTAATCCCACCATTGGTGGTTGATGGGCCGAGCGGAGCACTTTCCGTTGCCGGCCAGAATCCCATCGGCGCTCTCTGGCAATCAGGAGTGTGGTATCAGGTTGGGGATCTGGTGCGCTCAACCGATGGGCGATGGTGGCGCTGTACCGACGCTGCTACCGCGATCTCGACAAGCACCGCTCCATCGTGGCCGCAGTTTAATGGATATTTCCTTCCGGCACTGAATTTTCAACCTGCGGTAGTCGCTGAGAACATCAGCGGAACCCAGTGGCAGGAGTGGACGCCAGCCGTACAGCAGTATCTTCCAGCCCCGGACGTTTCAGGGATGGTCGTAACGCAGATCGCAGGGATTGGGCTGATCCCTGCCGGCAAGGATGTTTACATCAAAGTGACCTACGTTGCAACGACGGCGAGTGGAGTCGGGGAATCGCCGCGGTCGCTGGTCATGGTGTTGGTAAACAGTTCCGCCAACGCGAGAATCTTCATTCAGCAAGTGGGATCGGTGGACGGCAGCAACAACATGCCGCAATGGTTGGCGAACCTGTTTCTGAATGAGGACAACGTTTTCAACGGTCAGATCACTGCAAATATCTACGTTGCGGCCGTCAATCATGGTGCTGCAGCACCGGCGGATTCGTCCTATTTCTTCTATCAGAACATCGCGATGCCGAGTTCCTTCGTCATCAGTTCCATTCCCAACTCAACCCAGGCCACGGCACAGGGCGCACCTGTAGTCATCAGCCCATATATTTCCACGGACCCAGGGGGAGCACTAGGTTCCTTCATCGGAGAAGGCGGAACGCGCTACTTCATCGTGCTCCGGCAGAACCTGAACGGGTCATTTTCTCCAGTGGATACAGGAAGTCCCATTCCGATCAGTCTCGTTGGGCAAGTCGAAGTCGACATCGTGAATATCGAACGGGACGGATCGGGAAACGTCACGGCTACGGTCGGAGATATCACAGGCTTTGCTGTAGGGCAGGGAGTTCAGGTACAAGGCTGCACGAAAGATGCGACTTTCAACTCTGGGATATCGCCATTTATTTTGAACAAGGTTTACCAGACTCTCGCTCCGGGCGGGGTTTTGAAATGGCTGGACACGAATCATCTGAGCCAATCGAACGATGACACAGGAGCGGTGATCCTTCCCGCCGGACCTCCTCCAGTTGCTTTCCTTCCCCCGGGCGGGCCGAATGACATGCAGGATTGCGTAGCGTTCACAGTAGCTGCGCCACAGACCGGTCAGCCTGTGAATCTTCCGGCGGGCCCCTTCAATATCATCCCGGCATCCAACCCGAAACTTCCGTTTGCGGCGACCATTTTGAGCATGCAGGGTCCGCAAACGCTGCAGTTCTCCGGCGTAGCTCTCACGCGCGATGCGGGCGGGGATGTGCAGGCGACACTTGCGGACATAGCCGGAATCCAGCCGGGCGCCACTGTTACGGTCCTCAATGCGGGTGATGCGAGTTTTGACGGGGATTTTACGCTTCTCGGCGTCACGCCAACCACTGGGACTGGTGGGACTTTGACCTGGCAGCAGGCAGACACCGCTGCAACCTCGACGACTGCGACTCTGACGATCGGGATACAAGTTCTGGGAGAAGTGCAGGCAGTTGTTGATAACGCCTCGGGATTTGCCGCTGGAGACGTTGTGACGATCCGCAACGCCTCACCCGCAGCATTCAACGGGACGGTAACCATCGCGAGCGTGCTTGGCAATGTCGTCACGTTTCCCTCGGCGGCGACTGGCACGGCATCGCAGGCGGGGCTCCTGACCATGCAGATGTTCTTGCTGCAAGTCCTCCCCACGGTCGCGGCTGCGAATGAAGCAAATATCATCTCCATCCAGAGGGATGCGCGCGGCAACGTCTCCGCCGTAATCCCTTCAATTTACGGATGGTCTGAAGGACAGGTCGCGGTTGTAGCGAACGTAGGCGATCCATCCTTTGACGGAAACTTCGAAGTCGTATCGGCGGTAGTCAACAACGATCTCATCACCGCGACAATCTCATGGGTACAGTACGGAACTCCAGCGCTTCCGCCGGCGGCATCGTCTTCGGGTGGAACGCTTGGCAGCATCCCGATTTTCACCTGCAACTTTGATGACAACGCGCTCTCTGCCGAGGATGTGACCTCTCAACTCACGGCCATGGCACCACCGAATTCGACAGACGTGTTTTTCTCCGAGACCTTGAATCGCATGGTCTACACCAAAGGGAACGACACGGCCCACTACTTCTCGAACATTGGAGACAATGAGAATATCGACCAGGCAGGCGGGATTTTACCTGTCGCGGAAAACAATGGAGCCGTGACAGTCTGCTTCCGCGAGATGGAAAGCGGGGAATTGCTCTCCCTAAAAGCCAATGGCGGATATGCGATCGAGCAAAACGACAATACCCCAAGTGGTTGGGAAGTGGTGCGGCGGTGGAAGAATCATGGGCCAGTAAACGCCAAGGCTGTCGCGCTCGGGCCAGACTTCCTAATCGTCTTCGTCGAGTACAGCGGGCCTTATCGCTATGACGGGCACCAGTTTGAGTGGATTGGACGAGAGAAACAGGGCACTTGGGACCGGGTGAACTGGGCCGCAAAGAATACGATCTGGTGTGAAGTAGACGACGACAAGAAAACGGTCCACTTCGGCCTTCCCCTCGATGGTTCCCCGACGCCAAATAAAGACGTGAAGTGCAACTACTTCAACGGGTGGCAGGATCCGCTGATCGTGAACATGATGGGGCAGGTGATTCCGAACCGCTACGGGCGGCGATGGTCCGAGGATGACCTCGCGGCCACTTGCGGAAAGCTTGTACTTCGCACCTTAAATCCATCAGTCGACAACCGAATCAATGACCGCCAGATGCTGTTCGGCCTAAGTCGCGCAGTTCTCCCAGGAGAGACTGGCTACGGTGAAGGACCATACGGCGCCGACGGGTATGGTGGTCTTGGGACGGGAGTCATCACTCCAACGCAAGCCTTCGTCGACATGGAAGTGCCCGATACCTATTCTGACGATGGGCCGGTGGGCGACGTCTCCACCACATCAGAGAATCCGGTATTCGGCAACGGCAACAGCCAGACCCTGCAAGTCGCGGACCTGACGAATATCTCAGTGGGAACGAAACTGCTGATTGATCCGGGCGTCAATGAGGAAAAATTCACAGTAACGAGCATCACGAATGGGCTACTCGCTGCCGTCTTCACAAAATCCCACGATCCAGGGTCAGTAGTCCTTTCCGCAGACTACAGCCAGATCGGGATTGATTGGCAATATCAGCCGGCATTCGCCCAGTCGCCCACGTTTGAAATCTTCCGCTGGTCTAAGATCAAAGGCCGCTATCTCGGAAGCGGGCTGATCAACTTCGAGCCAGTCACAGAAGACCCGAATTTCGAAGTTGATCCACTGGTCTCAAATTCCCAAGTCGGCATCCCGACCAAGTTCGCTTTCGGCGTAAACGTCGAAGGGGACAATGAAATGCTCTCATTCAACATTAACAACGGAGCAGAGCCGGGAGTCTGGGGCGAGTTGCATGGATTGGTAATTGGCGGCAACGAAGTGGCGGCTTCGCAGGAGACTCAATGAGAAATTATTTCCTTCTGGCAGTTCTCGGGCTGCTATCCGTAGTGGCGCAGGGACAGACAACGTGCAATCCAAATCTGCTGCCGACCTTTACACCGAACCTGAATATGGCGCTCCCACAACTGACCGGATGCAACTGGGGCACGTCCATCAACAGCGACTTTCTTCAGATTGATGGCCTTCTAGGGGGCACGTCCCAGATTGCGGCGATGAGCGCTTCTTCGATCACAGGCACGAAGATTACCGGATGCACGCTGAATTCCGCCAGATACGTAGGGGACATTTGCGCTTCGACCTGGGGCAACGGGGACATCGGCGCGCAACTTAATACAGCATATGCCTCACTTCCATCCACGGGCGGATTCCTTGGAGAGCTGTGCTCAACCGGAGGAACGAACTATACCTATACGACGCCAATGGTCGGGGCTACGGTGGGGAAGTACTTCTTCGCGCCCGCACAGGCGACGACCGACCAAAGCAATAACGGCTGCGGGCTGGTCTACACCCCGACGACAGCGACGAATGCACTACGCATCGACTTCGGTCCCAGTACTGGTGGAGGGTACACCCCGACCGGCGGGTTAGACAAAATCGTACTTTCCAATAACGGCTGTGTGACGAATGGAGGTTGCGGGAGTTCCGCGACGGGGATCATGTTCGGCCCGACGAACGGCGGCGGCGGAGAGATGTTCAAGATCGGCAGCAGCAAAATCGACGGCTTTGGTGTAGGCATAAACTTCAACGATGCGAACGCCGCCGGATGGGGTACTCAAATCGAAAATTTCAGCGCAGTCCACAATACGACCGGGCTGCTATTCAGTAGTTACCACGAGAACATGCACCAGTTCGGCGGGGCGCTCGCCGTCAATAGCGTCGGAGTGGATTGCGGCACAAGCGGAACGGACTTCTCTCAGTTTGGGGTATCTAATGATTCTCAAACGGTGGGAGGAATTCAAGGGAACTGCATCTACAGCGGGTTTGGTTCTCACTGGGAGAACCTGGGCAGTTCCACCATGGACTTCCTGCACAATTTCGGCAACTCGGCCGAGATTGCCGGCGGGTTCGCGCTAAACGATACCAACTCGGGTTCCCCAGCCACGGATATGTTCGACCTGAACGGCGCGTTGGTGAGCGTGCATGGGCTGACCGTCTACTCAGGAAGCCAGACGATCACCAATCTTTTCCAGAATCGGAACGGCGGGGTAGTCGTCGGAGACTTCAAAACCCAATCACCCAATGCCATCACGAATCTTTGTTTCGAGATGTCCCAATGCTACATAATCCGCGAAGTTGTGAGCAGCACCCCAAATGCTTTTGGAGCGCTGACGTGGACTGGAGACCAATGGACGTTCCAGCCAACTGCGGCGAGCGCGCTCGGCCCAATCAGATTTAACGACAGTTCCGGGACTACCCGATGGGCGTTAGGGAACAAGGATTGCAGCGGCAGTCCTTCGAATGATTTCGTGCTTTGCAGCACGGCGAACAACGGCTTTGGTCAGGCTCAGGCGCTTCGCGTTTCTGCCACGACTGGAGCCGTGAGCGGAAAGAATATCGTCATCGCGACCTCGTTCACCACGACGGCGGCGACCACAGATAACGTGACGGTGACCGGGATGACGGCCAGCGGGCACTGCATGCTGCAACCCACAAATTCGGCAGCGGCGGCTGGTATCGCCTCAGTTTTCGTTTCCAATAAGACCACAAACCAAATTACGGTGACGCATACCTCGAGCGCCAACTGGAATTTCGACGTGATGTGCACGCCTAATTAATGAACCAACTTCCCTCAGTAGAATCCTTCGCCCGGGCTGACCGGGAAGCCATGCGCCGGTTCTACCGAAATTTTCTTCAGCGCATGCAAACTCTCGAGCAGATTGTCGGGAAGGTGGGATTCGACACCCAGACTTCCACGCCAATCAACCCTGCTCCGGCGCTGGCAAGAGTAGCTTTGAGCGCGCATCCGAATCAGAACATGGTGCTCGAGATCACGAACCCACAATTCTTATCCTCGTCGACACCAGGGAAGATTAAGGGGAATGTTCCGCGAACTCCATTGACCCACAAGATTCAATACAGCTTCGATCCGCAGTTCAAGAACGGGATTGTCTCGCCTCCGCCGGGAACCCAGACGCATTACACGATTCCCACGGATGGGCGAAGAGTCTACGTGAAGGTGCAAAGCAGTCCAGATGGTGTGAATTACAACACTCCGCAACTGGTGAATGGGCAGTCGAAATGAAAGTGGTTTGGGACGATTACCAGCCTTCCGACAAGGAAGCGGTGGAGAAACTTCACAACGAGATGTGCCTAAAGTGCGGAGTCATCTTCGACCTGCCGGACCTCGACAAAGAGCCGATTCTGATTGCGCAAGTGGGGCGAGTGAACGGAGTGGTCAAGTTCTGCACGTATCTCGAAGCAGAAGTAGAAGTCTGCGTTGCCGGGAGTTCGCCACTATCCGCGAAGCAACTCGCTCCGGCGGCGAAACGGATGACTGATGTTGCGGCCAGTTACAACCTGAGAATTGCTCGAGCTTTCGTACCAGAAAGCATGCTGAAACCCACGAAAAAGATGCGATGGTCCGCGATTGAGAGAACGCTTCTGCGTCTCGGATTCAGGCGAGAGAACGGCGCCATGGTGCAATTTTACAAATGGCTTTCGAAGTAAGGAGACTATAGATGGCTCGCACTTCCGAAAACGAGAATATCGCAAGAGACACATCGGCTACCGCCTCGGCGGAATCGAAGGGCGCTTTTGATGCTGGACAAGCTGACATTGGAGCCTTCAATAAGAACGAAGGCATCCTCCGGCGTGGCGGGGAAGTCGCGGCGAATCCTTGGTTGAGCGCGCGCTACCTTGCCAATCAAAACCGGCTTCAGTCCGAATCGCTGAATGGGGCCACGGACGCAGGGACAGCAGAACTCCAGCAGGCTAACCGGCGCTCTGGTGGATTGAATGGCGCGGTGACTACCGGAGCGGTAAAGGATCTAGCGCTAAAGAAAATGCGATTGGCCGACACTCTGAGCGCAGAGCGTGGTGCGCAGGACTTCAACAAAAACGTCGGCTATCAGCAGGAGATGGCAAGTGCTCCTCTGCGAGCCGCGAGCGTTGAGGAACCTTTCTACGCCAGTGCGAATGGACTGACAGCCGCGACGAACAATGACCTCTTGGGCTACCAGAAAAATAAGTTCAGTTGGAATCAGTATCTACAGAATGCGCAACAGGGAGCCGCGTCCGCAGCGGCCTCCGCAGGAGCATAACGAATATGCCGTGGGGTACGATTTCTACTACAGATGGTAGATTAGGCACATGAAACAAATTCCATTATCCGCTGGCTATATCGCTCTTGTTGATGACGAAGATTTCGAACGCGCGGCACAGTTCAACTGGAGCGCACTGCCGCAACGGAGTCCGCAAACTAAGGAAGTGACAACAGTTTACGCGCAGCGCCACGTCACCCTTTCCGACGGTAGGCGAGGAGGCGAGAGACTTCATCGGTTCATTCTGGAAATTTCGGACCCCAAGGTATTTGTGGACCATCGCGACGGAGACGGACTAAACAATCAACGGTCTAATCTTCGCGTCTGCAACAACACGCAAAACATGATGAATCTCGTAAGGATCAGGCCACATTCCTCGCGATTCAAGGGCGTCTATTGGAACAAGGCGCTTCAAAAATGGCACTCCAGAATCAGTATTCATGGTCACCGCGTCCATCTCGGTTTCTTCGACTCAGAGGAAGATGCTGCCCTTCGGTACAACGATGCGGCTGTGGCGAATTTCGGTGAGTTCGCGCGCCTAAATGTTTTGGAAAATGGGAGGGTCGCCTAATTATGTGGGGTATGCCGCCACTACCGCCTGAACTTCTGAGAGTTATGGGGCCAAACCCCGTCCAGCCTACCGGGAACGTTGCGCCCCCGAATGGTGCTCTAGCGCAGCCCTATGGTCCTCCGAGAATCCCTCCCCCGGCTCCGATTCGCATGGGGCCGGGCGGGGTTAATCTCGCACCAAAAGACCCGAATCCCGCTCCGTTTCTGAATCAAACCACAGGAACTATGGAGCCATTGCCGACAGGCTCCTTCTCGCCCGCGGCGAAAGCCTCAGACGATCCTGGGATTAACAGCCCCATGCCTACACCACCGGACCAGTCGAATTCTCCGGTTATGGGTGCTTACAAACGCTTTCAGGATCTGACGCAGCAAAGAGAAGCGTTACAGCCTCCCACGCGCGCCGATTACAAGCCGAATTGGAAAGATCGACTCAAGGGCGGACTCATCGGCGGAATCGTCGGACTCGGCGGAGGGGCGGCGCTCGGCACAAGGGTTGGCAGTGGCATCACGGAGCGAAAGTTTAACAACGCTCAATCTGATTACGAATCGAAGTCTGGCGCTCTCGACAAAGCTATCGAGAATGAGCGTGGAGGATTCGGAGCAGCAGAAGCAGTTGGGAAGATTCCACAACAAGACTTTGAAAACAAGATGAAGGTCCGCGGCGAGCAGCGGCAGGAATCCCGCGACACCGCGAACGAGCAGTACAAGTCGGACCTAAATGACGTTCGTCAGAGCATCGCAGACCAGAAGCACGAAGACGCGATGAACAAGTTGGATCAGTTACAGAAGCAACTCGACCAGAAGACGGGCAACGACAAAGACAAACTCGACCTCCAGCGCCAATTGCTTGAACTCCGGCGCGATGCGCTCGATGCGCGGGAAGGAAAGGCCAAGTCGAATACCACATCCGTCAACATCGAGTCGAAGAAAGCCGCCGCCCTCCAGAAAGCGAAAACGCAGTTCGATAAAGAGATGGCGAACGCCCCGGACGAAGAGAGTAAAAAACAGGCACAAGACAATTACTCCCAAGCCCAGCAGGAAGCCCAAGACGCTTATGAGGCAGAGATTCAGGCCAACGGCGGGACCGCAAACCACCAGGACGTTTCGACGTGGCAGGGTAAGCCAGCCGCAGCAGCCCCACCCGCAGCGAAACCGGGACCGTCGACGCCCCCCGCGCCCACAAAGTCAGGTAAGCAACCGCCAAAAGTAGGTGATCCCGTCACCCTCAAAGGTGGCAAAACCGGAAAAGTTACAAAGCTCTATCCAGATGGAACGTTCGACGTCCAGTAGGAGGAAAACAACACCATGAAAGTTCCCGGCATCGGCAGTCACGTAGTTTTAGTCTCCCAAGAAGTCGTCGACGGTAAGCGAGTCCCCGTCGAAATCAACGCCATAGTTGTTGGCTACGATCGCGCAGCCGACCATGACCCAGAGAAAGACGGGCAACCGAAACTCCATCTGGTGTACTTCGACAAGACCCAGGCAAACCGTTTGGATGGCCTCGACTATCTGGATGCCTTCCCCAGATTGTTCAGCGTATTTCACAAGGGAGTGGATTCCACAGGACACTTCTGCTGGTTTGACGCCCACGCCGAGCACCAGAAAACAGTGGACGACATGAACAAGGGGATAGCCATTCTCCGCAAGCAACTGGCCGAGACCACTGAAGGCCGAGATGAAGCGCTGCAAAAATTGGCCGATGCCGGAGCCAAGGGGAAAAAAGCAAAGGACTAGAATCGTCATGCCTTACGAAGCGCCCCCTCTCCCGTATGATCCGCTCGACCCTAACTTCAAACTGGAAGCCGTGGTAGTTTGCGACCGCTACCACGACTTTCTGCGCTGTACGCTCCCGCACAACAAGTTTATCTTCGACCGGATCGTTGTCGTCACCTCCTTTGAGGACAAAGAGACTCAGCGAATCTGCGAGTTCTACCATGTGGAGTGTGTCAAGACTGACGCCCTTGAATCCCGCAAGCAGCACTTCTGCAAAGCCGATGGGATCAATGAGGGTCTGGCGAAACTCAGCATGGCGGATTGGGTTGTCCACATGGACGCCGATATCTGGCTTCCTCCGCAGACGCGCGACCTCTTGCATCAGGCGGGCCTCGCGAAACGGATGATCTACGGTATCGACCGCTTCATCGTAAAGGGCTACAAAGAATGGGACAAGTTTCTTGAGAAGCCTTCGCTGCAGCATGAGAACAACGCCTGGATTCACATGGGCGCTTTCCCGCTCGGCACAAGGGTGATGCAACGGCACGCGCACGGCTACATCCCCATCGGCTTCTTCCAGATGTGGAACCCCAAAGAGTCCGGCATTAAAAGCTATCCTGCAAAACACACCGACGCAGGAAGGACTGATCTACTCTTCGCCATGCAGTGGCCGCGAGGACTTCGCGGATTCATCCCCGAAATCGTCGGCTACCACCTTGAAAGCGAAGATGCCGCGATGGAGTCGAACTGGAAGGGTCGCAAGACAGCCCCGTTTGTCCACGGAAGCTCTGAGTAAATCCCCACTCTTGAGGTGAAATCTTCAATGTCAAAACCAGTACTTCTGGTAGATGGAGAAGTGTTTGACCCAGACAAGCCGACACAGACTCTACTTGATATTAAAAAATTTCTGGACCGGGCTCCGCAGAACGAAGTCTATTCGGTCGGAAGAATGCGGGCATTGGTGAATTGCGGCGATTCGACTGTGCGGAATTTTGCCGAGCATCCTTACTTTGAGGCTTACCGATTCCAGTACGGGAAACGAAGGAATCTCCACTTCGGGCATCCGGAAGCCATCAAGAGACTCAAGGCAGTTGTGGAGAAGAAGTTGGCGGAGCGTGGTAAGTGAAGATCGAACAGGCCGCACAAGAGGCTGAACGCGATCTTAGAAAGACAGTCCGCGATCTGCTCGTAAAGCGGCCACTCAGCCCACAAGAACTCGCGGAGGAACTCCAATGCAACATAACTTCCATCAAGTCGGTCCTGAAATCGCTGCGTTTGGCGGGCGCGAATATCAGCGAATTGATTGGCGGAAAGCTGTACCTGAACAAACTCCTTCAGTCGGGCGGATCACTGACCCTGCAGGCGAAAGATCGAGGCGACGGGTGGACGGTCGTGGGATTCATCACAGACAACCATCTGTGCAACCGACACTCGCGCCTCGATGTACTGGAAGCGGGATATGACTTCTTTCAACGGGAAGGAGTGACCCATGTTCTCAACGGCGGAAACTGGGTGGACGGTGAAGCGCGTTTCAACCGGCACGAACTCATCGTGGCTCCCGGCATGGATCCGCAACTGGATTACGCGATCGAAACCTATCCCCAAAGACCCGGCGTCACAACACATTACATCACTGGTGACGATCATGAGGGCTGGTGGCTGCACCGTGAATGCGTCAATGTCGGGGAATACTTTGAGATGCGTGCGAAGAAAGCCGGACGGAACGACCTTAGCTATCTGGGTCATGTCGAAGCGGATATCCGGCTCAAGTGTGGTAAAGGCGCAGCCGTCGGGCGACTCATGCACCCCGGCGGAGGCTCTGCGTATGCTCTTTCTTACGCTCCGCAGAAGCTGGTGGAAGCATTTCAGGGTGGAGAAAAACCAGCAGTGCTCTGGATCGGCCACTACCACAAGTACGACTGGTGCTATCCTCGCGAAGTGCATTGCATTTCCGGCGGCTGCACCACAGACCAATCAGCCTTCCTGAGAAAGAACAAAATCGGCGTGCATGTCGGCTACGGCATGACGAAGATTCAGCAGGACAAAACAGACGGGCATATCACACGAGTCCAGCACGAATGGGTTCCGTGGTACGACCGTGGATACTACGAGCGGCGCTTCGGGTGATCCCGTGTTTTGGGAAGGCGATTGCGAAGACCGTCCTTCAAGAGAAGTGTTGGCGATACTACTGCTTCAGGAAGAGAGATCATGGAAAAGACGTTTGACGCATTTATTAAATCCGTCCGCGATTCAGTTGAAGGGCATGCCCAGAGGAAAAATTACACCACTGAGGGCGCAGACGGAGACAACCAACTCCTAAAGGTCTGCGTCCTCCTGGGTATTCACGATCAGCACGCAATCGGAGAAATCATCTACAAGGCAGTCGAGTATCTGAAGGCGCCACACGCAACGAAGAAAGTCCTGCTTGAGAAGATCGCGGGATGGGCGTTCGTGCTCTGGCGTGAACTCTAACTGACACCTGGACAACTCCTAAGTCCTACGTGAAACACCAACACAAATTATGGCCGACCCTCAAGGCAAATACTCCCTCGCTGATCTAGAAGATTCCCCGCCACAACAGCGAGGGAAGTATTCGCTGGATGACCTTCAAGAAACTCCAGCGCCCGCACCCGCGTCTACCGCACCCGCCACACCCGCGCCGATCTCGCGCAAGAATCCCAAACTCCTAGAAGCTGAAGCAGGTATTCCCGCTGGCCCTGCCGTGGCAGCGGTGGGCGAGAGAGCGATTCAGGATGTAAAGAATGTCGCCACGATGGGGCGCGAACTCGCCACGTCGCAGCCAACTCGAAGTCTGCCTTCTCCGTCACTGGCGCGAAGCGGCGCAGTGAGCGCTCCGCAGCAGACACCGGACCAATACAAAGAACAAGCCAGACGTGAGGCAGTTCTATCCCATGGCATTCAGGGAGCGGGAGAACTTGCATTGCCAGCGATGGCCCCGGCAGCGGTTGAAGCTCCCATTGCTACAGCCCTGGGTGCTGCAGGTGGCTATATCAGCGGGAAAGCCGCGAAAGCCGGAACCAAGGCAGCCGGAGGTGGACCGGAAGCGCAGGAACTTGCCGAGACGTTAGGATTCTGGGCACCGCTCAGTCTGAGTACCGTTCTTCGACCCGAAGGCGGAATCGACATTTCGCCAGAAGGAACGAGGGCAAGTGGCACTGTTCTCGGTGGGCGCGTCGGTGCTGGAATTGCCAAAACCCCCGAAGGCGTCACGATCCGCGGCAAAGTCGGCCCCTTTGAAGGCAGTAAGACCTTCGGCGGCAAGCCTCCCGCTAGACCAGCCATTGAACCCCCGACCATAGAAGCGGACCCAGCCACAGAAGCCCTAGCCCGTCACGACCAGATCCAGCAAGGTGCAGAGCGCATGGCAAACGGCCAGCCGCCCGTTGCCCCTCCGCCTCCACCGCCAAGCATTCTGGAACGCCCCGGCGCGCCTCCAGAACTGAAGCAAGGCGTCATCTCGCAGCGCATGGTCGACACGCTCGCGCAGGGAATCTCCAAACTCCCAGAATCTGCTCGTCCTGCGGCAATCCAGCAAGCCCATGAAACGCTTTCCCAAGTTCTGTTAGAAGCCAGCCAAAAAGGGCCAATGGTCGGGCCAGATGGCAAGCTGATCGCGCCAGTCAAAGACCCCGAGCAAGCCTCCAAAGTCGCCATCGGTCTAATCAATACGGCTGTTGGGGAATACGAGAAGCAAGTTTCCGCTGCGGTGAAACCAGGAGAGGCGGGCGGAAAGGGTGCGGCGGCGACACCTCCCACTGCCGCACCTAAGAAAACCAGTAGGGAGAAAGCCGCCGAACTCGCTCCGAAGTCTGGAAAGTACTCTACAAGTGACCTTGCGGAGCCGGAAACGGCCCTTCCTGCGACTTCTACATCAGAGGGTAAGCCAGAAGCCACGGAAGTAGAGAAAACGGCTGTAACGGGAAAAGAAGAGGGTGTACAATTCCACCATGAAACGGGCGGAGAAGGAACTAGCGGAGTTGCTAATGCCCCTGAGCGCGAAAATGTCCCTGCGGCAGGAAGCGGAAGCGCAGTTGAATCTCGAACTGCTCATGGTCAGGGAAACGGTAAAGTTGCTCCGCAGGTCGAAGTCCAAGGCGCTGAGGGAGCACGGTCAGATGTTGCTGGCGGCGGCGGAACTTCTCCAGAGTCATTACCGCTCCGCAGGGGCGACAGGGCCGTCCTTACCCGCCCGACCGAAGGGGAAAACGGCAAGATCTACCCGAAAGGCACCGAAGTAATCATCAAATGGCCGCACCCGAACGGATTAGTAGCGCGAGCGCTGGTCAATGATGGAAGCCCGGATTGGCAAAACAATGGCCCAAAAATCAGCAAGGGAGTCTCGTCCTTCGCCCGAGCTACCACCGAAGATGGAACCAAGATCAGCAGAGGAACGTCAGCATTCACCCGAGCAACTGTACCTGTATCGGTGGGAGCTGTACATGGGAATGCCGACGTGCGGGGGAAACAGGAAGGGGCACCTGTGCCGAGTACTGGCGCGGGGGAAGCGGAACAACGCACTGGTGGAGTTCCTGAGCGACGGCCAGAGGTTTCTGGTGAGCCGGAACGCGCTGAAGAAAGCCCCGCCAAGTCTGAATGGCAAACTCTCTTCGACCAAGCCTCTAAAATCCAACCTGACAAAGTAGACTCTCTCCGTAAGATGAGCGGAGAACAACTCCGTGAAATCGTCCGCGCATCCGGAAATGCTAATTCCGGACAGACCTCTATTTCCGGACATGTCGAAAACGATCAAGCTTCTAATGAACGATCCCGAAAGGTCTCCGACTACATCGAGAAACTATTTGAGCGTCGCGCGCGCAGTGAAGCCGTCAAGAGCCGCATGGACGAACTCGAAGAGGATGAGCGCGATCCGCGAGCCATCATGCAGGAGTTTTGGGCTAAAACCTTCCCGGTTCTGGATGAGCGCGGCCGCAAGACGTTCCTCGGCAATTTCAAAGCCCAGATCGGACTCGGACCGGGCGATACGATTTCGACCGGACCCAGCGGAAACATTGTCGCCAAATCCCACCAGCACATTACGGACGAGTTTTTCAAGAATGCAAAGACGTTCGACGGGCTGGAGCAGAACGAGCAAGCCGTCGTTGCGCTGGCAGATATCGTCAACGAGATGCGGCGCAAGAATGAACCAGTAGAAGCTGCTGCCCCTGCCTTGAGCGCGCCACAAGGAAAATTAATTGAAGGTGAATCAGGAGCCTCCCCAGTAAGCAACAAAGAACCGTGGGAGATGACTAGAGCGGAGTGGAAGCAGAGTAAAGGTCTGACATTCACTGGCGGGGTCCATCAAGCCTTTGTCGAGGAAGCACTCGCAGCAGGTAAACAAGTTCCCCCCGAAGTCCTGAAAGACTATCCCGACCTGAAGAAAAATGAACCCAGTGTCTCCCCAGTAAGTAAGACAGAGACGAAATCTAAAGTTGAGAAATCTACCCCAGTAGTAGCAGAAGACACCGAACCAGCCAAAGAGGAACCGACAAAAGCAGAGAAGACATTCGCTGCCGACCTAAACAAAAAGGTTGATGGACTACGGAAGCAGATCAAGGAACTGGAAAAAGAAACTGCCGCACCTGCCGCGTACTTCCAAGATTCCGCGAAGAATGCCAGCGAGCGGCTGAAGCGCGCCGCTCGCAATCAAAAGTTGAGCGACCTGAAATCCGAACTCCGCGAGATAGAGCAGGCGCACAAGATTGACCTCGCTGAGAAAATTACGCCGGAAGAGAAGGTTCCCGAGGAAGGCAAGAATTTCGAGGGGCGCTACGTCCGTGCCTCACTCGAACCAGTAAAGGCCGCATGGTTGGAGAAGTACAAACCACGCGAAGGCGAGGACGTAGACGAGCACTGGAAATGGATGGTCAAGAATGCCAGCAACGCGGACAAGCCCGCCGACTTCGCCAAAGGGCATCTCTACATCAAAGTGCCGGACGACGGTTCGTTCTACATCCCCAATAATCCCGCTGCCATCGACCACGCACTAAAAGCGGCAGGCAAATTCGCAGCGTCAAAAGTCGGAGAAGCGCTGCCGAAAGCTGGCCCTAAGCCTTTCCGGATGACTTCGCCCAAGGAATTCGACAATGAGAAGTACGTCGCCGGACTGAAAAAAGAAATCTCGGACCTAGAAAACGAACTCGATTCTGCGGGCGCATTGCAAAAACCCTACATCGAAGAACAGTTGAAAGCAGCCCGCGAGAACTTAGTAGAAGCCAAAAAGGAAGAACCAGAGTCTATTCTCGCTGGTGAACGTGGTGAAGTTGCTCCCGGTGGCCCTCTCTCCGCTGCTGCCGAAGCGGCTGGCGCAGTTGGCAATTACCTTCGCGAAGCCGCCCACTATACCAAGATTGCCCGCGACCTCCAGCGCAACCTGGAAACCCTCGACACCAAGAAGCAAGCGCTAATCCTGAGTGCAAAAAATACCTTCGAGAAACTGAAAGCCGAAGGACTGACCAAAGAGGATGACGCGAAACTCTACCACTTCGTAGAGAACCCCGAAGGCGAATCCCTTGACCCGAAGCAGGAGAAATTCTTCGATCAGGCTGAACCTCTGCTGGATAAGAACTCGGAACTCTACACCGAACTGAGCCAGGGCGGAATCCCGATTGAGAATTACGTCCACCGTGTAGTGAAGGGGAAAGGCGGAGTACTCGACCGGATCGCGCAGGGCATCAAGGGAATCACCCAAAAGGCCACACTCTCTAAATCCGCGCCACAAACCAAGCACCGTACTTACATGGTGTTGGAGAATCAAAAGGGAGAGCGGCAAGTAGTCTCGGTCAAGGGTGGGCAGGTTACTTCATGGAAGAACGGCTCCCCAGAAAATCTCGGCGGGATCTCTCACACCCAAGAGGGAACTGTCTTCGAAGACAAAGACGGAAACGTCTGGAATCTGAAGCAAGCCACGACCAAGGAAATCGAGCAGCACACGGAGACGAAGTATTATCACTCGTTCTGGGCTTCGACTCTAGTCTCGAACGTTCAGTTGCAGGGCGCTGTGAATGCGATGCGATTCCTGAACGAGTTTAAGACCAGCCCGGAATTCCAAGAGACTGCCTTCGATCTTAAAAAAGGGAACGCACCGAAGGGCTGGAAGACCACCAACCTCCAGCAGTTCAATGGGTACGCTTTTGAACCCAGAACCGCCGAAGTTCTCGACGCCTATTACGATCGGATGCGCCAAGGAAATCTGGGGGCGCTGGAGCAGGTCGGGAACTTCATGCGGATCGCGATGCTCCTGAATCCGCTCTACCATCCGGCAAACGTCGTCGCGTCGTGGGCGATGGAGCGCGGCGCAACAGGCTTCTTACTTCCGAGCGAATATAAGATCGCATGGAAGACAGGGAACAAAGCCGTCAAAGCCGTCATCGGGAAGAATCAGGACTTCATCGACGCACTCGACGCTGGCGGAGCGCTCCAGTCTCACCGCGAGGCCATGAAAGACATCAATAAGCTGTTCTTCGACCAACTCTCAGAGGGACTCGGCAAGCAGGAACCGTGGGCCATGAAAGTCGCGAAGGCTCTCGGAATTGAACACGGAAACCTTCTAAATATCCTGCACAAGTTCTCCTCGACCGTAGCCTGGGGAGCAAATGACATTCTGATGCTTCAGTCCGCGTATGCCTATCAGGAGAAAAATCCGGGCGTCTCGCTGGCCGATGCGTTCAAGGAAGTTGGGCGAATCATCCCTGAGTATCGCGTGCCGACGCGCATCGCAGACAGTCAATTGCTTTCGAAGTTGATGACAAACAAGTGGGTGACAATTTTTGGTTCCTATCACTACTCACTTTTGCGCTCATTTGGGGAAGTGGCGAAGTCAGCGATCGGCGCGCAGGAACCTCCGCCGGGAAGCTCGAAGGCGAAGGAAGTCGCGAAGGGTTGGGACCGCATTGCTTTACTCGCTCTCGTCAGTATGGCGCTATATCCGATTTTGGATGAGATGGCGAAAAAGGCCACCGGCGACAAGCATGCGAGAGTGAAGCGATTCGGCCCATTCGGAATAATCGACGCCGCAGCCGCTACAGCCAAGCACGAGCAATCCGTGAGCCAGACCATGCAGCGCGTTGTCACCCCGGCGCCACAGAGCAAAGCAGCCGCAGAACTCCTGACGAACCATGAGTTCTACGCAGGTCACAACATTTACGATCCGCATGCTTCGTTCAAAACCCAAGCCGAGCAGATTGGGCGTTACATCCTCGGGGAGACTGGGCAAATCGGCCAGTACGAAAAAGCGCAAACCACACAGCAGAAGAGGAACTTCGCACTAGGCCAGGTCGGAATCCAGATGCACAAAACGGCCGCCGAAAAAACCGCCTCCGACATCGCAATGTCGAAAGTCGGGACACAGGCAGAATCCCCAGAGGATCAGGAGAGTCGTGTCCTTCGCCGGGAAATTCTCGACCAACTGAGAGCAGGGAATAAGAAGCCATTGGTGGACGCCGAGCACGCGCACGACATCACGCCGAAACAAGCACGAACGCTCGAAGAGAGAGCCAGGCGGACCCCTCTCCAAGATACCGTCCACGGCTTCACCTACTCAGAAGCACGGAGAGTCTACGAAGTAGCGAGTCCGGAAGAGAAAAAGGAACTCGACGCGACGATGCGCCAGAAACGTATGAATCTGCTGAAGGCCGGACGTGGGCGAGAAATCACCACCGCAACTCCCTGATACCGAGCGGATCAATACCAATGTGGGATAGGAGCCAGTTCGCGGCAAAGGCCATAATCAAAGCCCCGGCCAGCCAGAGCGGAATCTTTATCGCGTCTTTCATCCTGAAATCATGGACTGGGAAAGACCGTAGCTGTCAATGGTAGTAGGGTAGAATCTCATTTCCCCTGAACTTATGGGGGAAAGAGGGGAGCAGTGCCATGGGGGAACCTTCCCCAAAGAAAAGTAAGCCGTCCGCGAAGTCTCTTGCCAACCTGCGACCCAACCCGCAGAGCCTAAAAAGAGGCGGGAAAAAACCGCAAGAATTCATTACCCAGCCCGAGCTCGACTTCTGCAATTACCTGCTCGACGGCGCCACTGGCAAGGATGCCGTGATTTGGGCAGGATTTCCCACCAAAACTCCCTCCCAACTGGCTTATAACCTCCGCCATAAGCCTATCGTAGCTCGGACACTCGAAGAACTGCAGGAGCAGCGCAAGAAGGAGTCTATTGAGCGCACTTCCCAACTTCGCGAGGAGCGTCGCATCTTCGCCCACCACCACTCCCTCCACTTAGCCCGCAAGATGAAGACCCACAAGTATCGTGGGGATGCGGACATCGTAAAGCACGCCGAGAATCTCCTACGATCGGTAGGAGATATCCAGCCGAATACCGTCAGCGCCAAAGCTGGAGCCGTAGCTGGTGCGCTTGCGGCCGCGCCGACGGCCACCTCGATCCCGCACTTATTTGTCCCTGCTTGGAAAAAAGCCATGACGCAGGTCGTAGAAGGAGAACCCTCTGTCCCTCAATTGGGAAGCAGCGAGCCCGGCGCAGGACGCATTCCTTAATTCTCTCGCGCAGTTTACCTGTGGAGGAGGAGCGGCCGGGACGTACAAAACCGAATCCCTGCTCGTTGACGCCGTTCACGAGTACGAGAATCCCCGGTTGAACGCTGTCCTGTTCCGCACGACTTTCCCAGAGCTCCAAGGCAAGATCATCCCGCGCTCCTACGATCTCTACAGTCAAATGTCCGGGGTGTACCACGAGAGTGAGCACTACTGGGAATGGCCTTGGGGATCTCGCGTCAAGTTCGCCTACCTCGGCCGCGACAAGGACGTTTACGCGCATCAGGGAGCCGAATACTCATGGATCGGCTTCGACGAAGGTACTCACCGCAGCGAATTCCAGATTCGCTATCTCCTATCCCGCCTTCGGTCGACTGACGGGCAAATCTTCTGTCGTGCAAGGGATGCGACCAACCCAGGCGGACCAAGCCACGATCTACACATGCACGTCTTTCTGGGAGGAGTCTGCCCGCATTGCCAGCCCGCCGTGAGAAAGCCCGGAGTCCTCTACCGCGATGCCACATGGTTGAGCGACAAGAAACCGCTCGAGATGACCACGGAATACATTTTCAGTCTGTGGGATCCAAACGGACTTCTGCCCGACTACGGTAAGCAGTTGAGAATGCAGTCTGGTGGAATTTCCAAGGCGCTTCTCGAGGGGTGCTGGAAATCATTCGAAGGTCAGTATTTTGACATTTGGGAGCCGAATCGGGCGGGTATGCCAATGGTGGTGCCGCGGCAGAGCATCGGAGACGATTACTACTGGGCGCACTGGATTGGCTGCGACTACGGTTTCTCTGGCTCGAGCGCAGTCGCGTACCTTTTTGCCGTCGGTCAGGATCAGAAGATTTATTGCCTCGATGAGTACGTCTCGGAGAAAACCGCCAACGGAAAATCTGAAGATGTGAAGCAGTTCACGCGCAGCGTCTTTGAGCGGTTCTGCACAAAGCGCGATTGGCAGGAACAGCCACGAAAGATTCAGGCGATGTATCTCTCGCCAGACTGCTGGGCCGATCGCGGGGACGCGCACACTCTAGCCTCGCAGATGAACGAAGTCCTGCGGCCGCACAACCTTCACTGGATACAGGCTCGCAACGACCGCGCCGGTGGAGCGATGCTGATGTATACCATGCTCCAGACCGGGCAGTTTGTGATTGCGGAAAACTGCAAAGTGCTCCAGCAGTCGATTGAATCACGGATTCACGACCCCGACGAACCAGAGAAAGTTCTGAAGGTAATCGGCAGCATGTTGGATGACGCCTTCGACGCCTGCAGGTATGGCATCTACTCCTACAAGCGTCCGACCGAGAAGCCCCTTGCGATGCGCATCCATGAGCAGGTGGAGCATCTTTGGAAGGTTGATCCTACCACAGCTATGTATAAGGCGAATCAGATCATGGAAGCAGAGCGAAAGAAAGACGCGCCGGAAGAGTACGGGGGAGCCGCAGCGCGCGCCAGATTCAGACGTTAACCCTTCTTCTTCCTTGGCTTCGGTGGATCATTGGCTGTGGGAGCCAACTGCATCGTCCAGTTCTCATCCCACTGGACTAAACTCGTTCTGTTCTTCATCAGGATTTTCAAGTTCTGCCGATGCCGCTTGAACTGCCCCATCTCTGCCCCGCCAATCCGTAAGTCCTCCACTACTTTGTCAATCGGGATTTTCACTCCAGGTCTGGCCTTCAGATAGGACTCAAGAGCGTTTGTCATTCGCATGCCCTTGTACTGTCCGGGGGTAACAGGGTCGATCTGAAGGGAGTGGTGCGAACTTCCGTTGGGGCGGAAATTCGCGAGTGCGGAATCTATGGTTTGCATCTGAGTGGCGAGTTTTCGCTTCGCCTCGAGTAACAGGGTCACGGCCTCAGACACCTCATCCGTCTGCGGAGTTTGGCTTGCCATTTGTTTGTTTTCCTTACGAAAATTTATAACACTGGGAGCCCCTAAGCCTCTAGAGTTTCATCGCTATTTTGTTCTGTGTCAAGTGGAATCACGTTTTCTGCATGATTCCGTACTGGCATTTCGATAACTTTCGCTGCAGTCTCTCGGATTAGCGCAGGTCCGTGTGCAAGAATATTCACCAAGTCTAGGAAGACTTGGCCGGGCAAACACAGTTCCCACTTCATCGTCTTGGCGTTGAATTCAATCAAACCGCGACGTTCCATCTGTCGCAATACAGTTTTTTCCTGATCCGTACACTCGATCGGGCTGAGTGCAAATTTGAAAGCAAAATCATCTCTCTGACAGGCTACGAGCAGGGAGTACTCGGTAATGGATAGCGGACACGATCTGAGCGCCGCCATCGCGCTACTAGCTAACTGAGGCATCAGCAAAACCGACGCTACGGGGCGCCGGACGGACGAAGTGGACACCGGGGGTTACTCCATTTCTTTAAACAGGGTCAACTGTACGGCATCGCACAAAGCATGTCTCTAGCACTTCAGTGGTGAATAAGTAGGGCTTCATGGGTAAGGCGTTTGGCGAACAACCCTTTGTCCCTCTCGGTTGTGGGTCCAACGTCAGTCCAAAACACACGGTTTTTTCGTGCTTTTTCGTGATACTGGACCCGTTAAGTTGATTGATTCCATTGTGTTTCCGTTTGGCGTTCGCAGGTAGGTTACTTTCGTGGTAGCCCTGCTTGCGCTTTTATTTGCAACAAACTTGTACCCAAGTCAGTCCAGAATTTTCACTGCACCAGCATGTTCCCAACTGCGGTTGCTGCTGAACGCGCGTCTGCGCTGACGCTGTGTGTGTAATGGACCATGGTTATTTTTGTTCCGGGCGCGTGACCCAAGCGCTCCTGCCGCACCTTCATGGGGACGCCCGCCTGGTCCATGAGTGTAGCAGAGCAGTGCCGAAATGCCTTCAATCCCTTCGAGGAAATTCCGAGGGCATCGCAGATCGGTGCCAAGCTATCCCGTCGGACGCTACAGGGATGAAGTGGCCCACCGCGGGGTGAGACAAAGATCAGCCCAATGGGATTCGGGCGCCACGTCTGCAGGAATGCGTACAGGTGCTCGGCAAGTTCTTCAGAGATGGCGATCGAGCGGATAGCGTTCGTGGTTTTGGGCGTGGTGAAGATCGTCCGCCAGACACTTCTCTTGACATGGATGAGGCGCTTTTCGAGATCCAGATCGCTCACAAAGAACGCGCACAACTCGCCTGGGCGAACTCCGGTCTCGGCCGCAAGCCAGTAGAGAGTTTTGTATTGACCCTCGGCGGCCGCAATGATGCTCTTGGCCTCGGCTGCGGTGTAGAAGAACGGCGACGTCGGACCTGACGAGGGGAACTTTAGCCGGTTGAACGGATCGTGGCTCACGTACTCGTCCGCCATGGCTGACTTCCAGACCATCTGCAGAGTGAGTACTAGGTTGTGCCGAGTCTTGGGGGACTTGCGAGATTGCCGAATGAACTCTTGGATCGTTCGCCAGTGAATGTCTCGCAGCTGCATCTTGCCGAAGTAGGGAATCAGGTGGCACTTCAGTTGACTGTTCACGGAGTACTGCGTCGAGGGCTTGTGGCTCGGGAGTACGTTCTTTTTCCAGAAGTCCACGAACTGGGCGAACGTCTCTTCGCGCCTCGCACGGTACGACGGGTCATTGATCGGCGCCAGACGGGACTCAAGTTCTCGCAGCGCCAGCTTCATTGTTGGGAAAGACTTTTTCGAGCCGAGCACTTCGTTCTTGCGGACCCTGCGAACTTGACCGGCTGCGTCAATCACATCTTCCCGCCATCGTCCCACCCAGACAGGCTGCCGCTTCCCGCGGAGCACTACGCTTCCACGCTGATACCTTCTTCTCGCCATCTGTTCCATCTCCTTTGGAGACGGGACAGGATTGTTCGCCGGCAAGGAATCTTTCAGAGTCTCGAGTTGGGCGTCAACGGTCATGGCGTAGAAGTGGTTACCCTGGATATCTCCCTCTATTCCTGAACAGAATCACGTTCTATATTCTACGAAGCGCGTCTCCGTACATTGAGCAGTACGGGTCCCTACCCTCCGACTTTGCGGACGTGGCCGGGGTGATGCTCCCAAGGGTCCCAGCCGAATGCGTCCGCGAAGTGATTCTCCATTTTCTCGATCAGTTCCGGCAGTGATGACTTCAACTGCCTGACATGAAACTCGGCAGGCATCGGCAGCAGAAGCGCATGAGCTAAATTGTCGAGCGAGTCTATGTCCTGACCAAGCGCATCCTCTTGGCTTTCGGTAATCTGCTCTGGTTCTGCAACCTGAGTTGCTCCGTGAGTTCCTCGCGCCGGAATTTTGCGATCCGCCATACTGTGAAGTCGTGCATGTCTTTTCTGTGGCCTAACTCTTCTTCGGCCTCACGCTTGGTAAGCCGCGCACTCATCCATAGCGTGTACCAGATGACGCAGTGCTTGTAGCTGCCTTCAGGCACATAGAGGAACTTTTTCGCACGCCGCACAATCTTTTTCGATCCGCTCATTTCTGCGCTCCGTCCTCCACCCCACTTGTTTGCACATATCCAGTCGCCAATTGTGCAGCGTGTGTATCGCAAAGGTTAACCGCGCCCAATTCTTTGCCCGTCACGTAGCTAAACGCCAAGAACACTCCCACGGCTTTCTCTGGGCAGCGGCTTACTCCGCAAATATCGTCCAGCGGAAGCCCGTCTTGGATGAAGTACATTGCGCGTTTATTCGGATCAGCCATCACTCTTTCTCCTTTTTCCTTTTCATCTACGTGTCCCTCTCGTTGGTGAGACTCTACCGGGTCCCTACCCTCAATCGTCACAGTACAAGTCGAGTGTGTTTTTCTCTGGGTCAATGACCGATCCTGTGACGCTTTCCCATGCCATTGAGTCAGGGTCGAAGATGCGGACCACGGTGTCTGGTGACGAGCCGTGGTCCAGCAGGTTTTGCAAGTGCGCAATTAGGCTTGCAATGCTCATGCTGCGTTCGTTCCCTCGACCTTACGCGCCTCGCGGTCCATCTTGCGCTTTAGCGACCAGAGAATAGCCTCGTCAAGTTTAGTGATGATGATGGAATTCTCGCGGCACGGAAACGCCTTGTTGAATCCCTCGATTTTTTCCTTGGCCCATGCGATTACATCGTCAATCTGGCAGCCGTTCTCCCCGAACTCCTTGATCGGCCCGGACTGAATCTGAAAGCTGACGGTTGAGATTTGCCCATGCACTTGCGGCCAACCCGACTCTGCAATAAATTTGTTTTCCTTCAACACTTACCACCTTCCTCCCTGATGAGGGGCAGGGACCCCGAATGGACTCACCAACATCTCTACTTCGTAGAATCAAAGGGCACAAAGAAGAAACAAAAGTAAAGTTCGCGTCATTCCTTCTCCTTGAGTTGCTCCGTGAGTTCCTGGATGCGCTTCTCGGCCTTGTAAAACGATTCCTCTGCGGATTCTTTTAGGGCTTGGAGCAGATCGCGCTCGTTTTGCAGTTCTGCATTCTTCCTCTCTAGCTCGGCAAGTTGAGAACGCGCATAGGCTTCGGCAAACGATAGTGCGGCATCAAAGTATCTGACTCCGATTGCTCCAAGAGTCGCGTGCCATTCCTTGCGATTGTTGCCGTAGAATTGATCCGCGCTCTGCGTCACGCTAGAGACTCCCGCAGGCCAAGGTCCATAAACACAGTTACTCATCTGTAAGCATTTCCCGCGCGGCCCCTTGTGAACGATGCAGTAAATTTCCTCCGGTGCGGCTGGCGTGGTCGAGGACTCCCCTGCACTCCCCGCGTGCAAAGGATCAATGCACTGTCCTGTCGCCAAAGGTCCGTATTTCGCACACGTTGGGCAGGTCGGTGCTGGCTTCGCCTCTACTCCAGAGTGCCAAGGATGCGAATTGGGTTCGGTATCGTTACCTCCGAGGCAGGCTTGAAGCAGCACATTCCTTTTGTCACTGCCACATTTCGGGCATCTGCTCTGTTCGCTGCTCATCACTTACCTCGCGCCCTGATTGCATAAAGATTTTTCCACTTTTTCACTTGATTGCTGGCGCGGCTCAATTGTTTCTCGGCAGCAACCAATTTCCGTTCAGCCCTTATCAGGATGTATTCTGTGGCTTGCAGTTCGGTTGGGAAATGTATGGCTGTCGGACGAACGCGCCCTGCCGAAACACGCTTAATCGAATTCAGATAATCATCTACAACATATCTCGTCTCGCTCATTTCTGCGCTCCGTCCTCCACCTTATTGTCTACACGTACCCTCTACTTGGTGAGAGGCTTCGAGGTACCTGCCTACTTGCTTGCTTGCTCATGGTCAGATTCACCGACAGCCTGCACTATTCGCCGTCCGATCCACTCGGCTATTTGGGGCACGATTGCATTGCCGTAGTGCTTCACCATGTTTCTGACCATCGCGACGGAAATCCCATCACACTAGAATTGCAATACTTCCTGGCTCAGACGCTTGGCCGCGATCTCGCAGTACTTCTCCTCGATCTCTATGCCGATTGCCGCGTAGCCGAGAGATTTAGCCGCGAGTAGCGTCGTGCCACTTCCCATGAACGGGTCAACGATTGGCGCGACACACTCGTCCTTAAATTGCCGAATTAACTGCTTGCAAAGATGCAGCGGCTTTTCTGCAGGGTGCTGGCCATGGACTACCGGGAAATCCCATACCGCACGAGCCCCGCCACCGTTCCATGCCAGCGCGATATCGCCTGCTGGGTAGTGTTTGTGCATGATGGCGATGGCTTCCCATCCGGTCGCTGGCCGGTCACCAGTAAATTGCGGAGCGCCATTAGGTTTCACCCACACTCCGAAGCGAATGAACCGCATGAACTCTGGAGGAGAACTTTCTAACTCAACCATATATCGCCAATCCATGAAGCTAATCATCCAACGACGTAGCCGAATCGCGGCCACGCCTAGCGCCGCTTTTATTTCCTCAATAGTCATCGGCGCGAAGTCGATCAGAACGTTGTCCATAGAATTTTCGGCGGATTTGCGAGTGCGCGCTCCAGTATGAGTAGCCGGAGAATATGGCGGGTCAGTCAGAATTAACCCGAACCAACTCGCTGGAATCTGCGGCAACACTTCTCGGCAGTCTCCGTGGTAGATGGTTATGCCTGCGTGCTCGTAGTAAGGCTTCAACTTCGCTCCTTGGTGGCTGGCTGCGTCTGCCCCTCTTGCTGGGATTTCCACCTTTGCAGAATTGGCCTAATCATGGCAGCGAGTGCAGAAATCGCACTTTGGTTCGAATCGAACAACTCTTCCGCGATGAACTGTGCCAAGTCTTTTTCGTCACCGTAGACTTCGATTTCGTCTCTATATGGCACGTATTTATCCTTTCGCGGAGGCCTGTTCTTGCGTCAATTCGCAGGGGCAATTACCCCCTGCTCCTTCGCAACCAATTTTCGGCCCGTGATGCGCAGAGGTCAGACAGTGACATTCGGGGCATTCCTTTATCGGTGGCTGCGTCTGCCCCGCCCCCTCCAGAACACGCGCTGCCTCTCTATCCTGCACGTGCAACGCTGCTATAGTCGCCTCCAGATTCTCGATGATCGTAGTCGTGGCGCAAGTCGCCAGATATGCCGATAGCCCGATGAAATGGTCGCGAGCCTTACGCAGCGCCTTCTCCAGTTCCTCTACGCGCGTGGGCGGTGTTGTTGGGGCCACAGTAGCCTCTCCCGCCGCCAATTTTTCTGCCCAGATGTCGCCCCACAAATCCATTAGTCCGCGAATCTTGTGATCTTTCCCGGATACTTCGCGGCACAAGTCGCAGGTATAGAAGTCGCCACACTTGCATTCGTTCTCGCGCAACTCCAACTCTGCTACCTGTTCTCGCAAGGTCATGTACTCGGCCAATCCGCGCGTGGCATTGTCGATTTCCTTGCAGCAGCACTGCGCGAAAGGCTCATTGCACTCGTTACAGTTGGGGAAAATTCGCTTAATCTCAGGCTTCGCTTCCATGATTTACTCCTCCACTAAGACCTTTGGACAGCGTTCACATTCGGCCTTCATACGTTGTGGCTTGCGAACAGCCGTGACCCATACTTCGTGCCCACAAGAAAGCGTCAGACACCAGCGACGTGCATTCATTGGGGACTGATCAACTCGCTGAACCGTCATCACCTGCAATTTGTGCGTTGGGGATACAGTAGAAACCTGCTCTTTCCTCATTTCGCCACACTTTCTTGACTCTTGAAGGCTTCCTCTACCATTGCGTTGAATTGATCCCGAGCCGCATCCCAAGCCGCAGCCCAAGCCGCATCCCGAGCCGCATCCCGAGCCGCAGCCCGAGCCGCATCCC